ACGCGACGTTGCTCGCGACAATGGCGTGAAGACGGTGCTGGCCGTTGAGGAGCCTTCCGGAGGTGCCGATCGACAGGACTCGACGACGGTTCTCAAGGCTCTTCGTGCGGCGAACGACGCGACCTACGTGCCCCAGCGTCCCTCTGGATGCGGGCGCGCCTACGTCTGCGTCGGGACCAGCGACAAGAAGACGGTGGCGGCCCTGGAGTCCGCGTGCGCCGCGCTCGGCCTGCTCTTCTCGCGCAAGGGGCACTACGGCGTCGGCCGGAACTCCATCTACATCGGCTACGACAACGCGGACGGCAAGGCGCTCGCCAAGAGCGAGGCGTTCGCCAAGGTGCTCAAGGACCACGGTCTCCCGGCCTACGCGGACGCGGCGGCCGACTGACCCAGGCGCCGGCCATCCTTGGCAAACGTTCCTCATGCGCTAAGATGATGGTGTCGGAAGGAGGCGGACCATGAGCGACGGAACCGGAATCGACTGGGACGGCATCGAGGCGGAGTTCAAGGCGGGCTGGGACGCGTGGGTCGCGCGATGCGACTTCCCCAAGAACGCGAGCTTCGAGTTCCGCGATGGCTACGAGGCCGCGGCCCACTACAACGAGACCCACGGCGACCCGCCGGGCTTCGAGGACAGCGACGAGATGGCCGCCGAGTACCGCAAGAAGAAGGAGGGCGAGTGGAGCGCTTCGTACAGCGCCTTCGCCGACTGACCCATGACCCACAACCCCGAACGCCACTCTTGGAAGGGCCGCTCCCATCGCCGGGGCGGCGAGCGCCCCCGCGACATGCGCGACCGCGCCGCCCGCACCGCCGACGAGATGGCCATCGACATCCTCCTCGCCGACATCCCCGAGGAGACGCGTCAGCGCCGGCTCTCCGCGCTCGCACAGCGCGCGCGACAGGCCATCGGCTCCGAGTGCCCCGATTGCGGCGCCACCGACGGCCTGGAGGACAACGGCGCGTCCGGATCCGATCTGGTCCACCTCTGCACCGCGTGCGGCCACCAGTGGGGCCCCGGGACCGAGACGTGACGGCCGACTCCGACAAGACCGAAGAGCAGCTCCGCGCCGAGCTTCGCGCGGCGGATGACGAGATCGACAGGGCCTACTGGGCCTTCACGCGCCAGGCGCGCGCCAAGCCTCCGAGCTTGGTCTGCCCACGGGCCTACACCAGACGGGCCGAGATCAAGGCCGAGCTGAGCAGGAGGAAGAGTTCATGACCGAGTTCAGGCCGGTGCCGGGCAAGCGTGTCCTCGACCCTCAGAACCGAGTCGTGACCGTCAAGAGGTACGGCACCGATGGCGGGAGCGAGTACGTCGAGGTCCAGCTCGAAGGGAGCTACGGCGCCCACGTGCGGCTTCCGCTGTCGTGCATCCGACGGCTTCCGCCCGAGGACATGCCTCCGCCCACCGACACGATCATCGCGCTCTCCCGACGCGAGGAGGACACCGAGAACCTCGTGCTCCGCGTCGTGAAGAAGCGTGCTGCCAAGGTCCCGACCATCACCTTCCCGGAGAAGTGACGATGCCGGAGGCGAAGCCGAAGCGCTGGACGAAGAAGGACATCAAGACGCTCCAGCAGCAGCTCATGAGCTTCGTCCTCTACAACGAGCGCTACTACCCCAAGGACCGGATCCGCGCGTTCCTCGCGGAGAACCGGCTGCGCATCGTGTCCGACGGCCTGACCAGCTTCCGCTCGATGATCGCCGAGCGCAGCCAGCAGAACAAGGACACCGCCGAGCACTACAGGTCGCACTTCGGCGACGAGAAGATGTTCGAGCGGTTCAGCAAGCTCCACGCCGAGTGCGAGTCGGACCTCAAGAAGATCGACGCGCTGATCGCGCGCGTGAACGCCGAGGGACTTCCTCCCGAGGTCGCCAACCACATGCCGGATCGATGACCATGGACACCACGAAGAAGAAGGTCTCCGACTACAACCTGAACCCGCGCTGGGTGTGCTGGATGATCTCGCGCGGCGAGGACCCGGGGAAGTTCGAGCTGGCTGCGCCCGGCGAGGACTGCCCGCGCGTCGTCGATCCCACCGACGGCAAGCTCCTCCCGCGGCCCCTGGTCTTCTCGTTCTGGATCCGAGCGCGTTGGGCAGAGTGGGCTGCCGAACTTGGCTTCACGAAGAGCAAGGACGGCTGGTACCCCCACGAACTGGCGCTCTTCGGCCGGTCGCACGAGGACTTCGACGCCTGGCTTAGGGCGAAGGTGGGGGTCGAAGCGTAGGCGCCTTGACAAACGCGATTCATGGCGTAGGATAGAAGGGTCGGAAGGAGATGACCCAGATGTCCGAAGCCAAGATCTTCTCGCTCCCTGCGTTCCGCCACGCTGTCCTCAAGGAGGGCATGGGCCTGGCCGCTGCCGCGCGCTTCGCGCGCCACGTCGCGACCGAGTTGCAGCACGACGGGATGCTCGAAAACGGTCCCACCGCAGAGGGGGCGGCCGTCGCCCGCGTGTCGGGCGCCGACCTCCACACCTCCCAGATGGCCGTGAACGCTGCGGCCAAGAACGGCATCCGCCCGATCGTCTGCGTGACCGAGGAGGACCACGCGACGGTCGCCGAGTACGGCGCCGAGTTCGGTGTTCGCCCCGCCACCCCGGCCGAAGCGGCTGGCCCCGGGGCCAGCGTCGAGTACAGCCGCCAGAACCGCCACCCCGAGGTGCGCGACATCGGCGCTCCCTACGGCTACTCGGTCGGCAGCAAGTACAACCGGGACCTCGACATCGCCGAGATCGCCAAGCTCGTGCGGTCGGAGATCAAGGACCGGGTCAAGAAGGGGGCCTTCCCCAAGGGCAAGTACGCGGTGCGCATCTCGCGCTACTCGGACGGGCGCTCGCTGAACATCACCGTCTCCGGGATCGACCCGAAGTTCGGGATCCTGAACCCCGAGTTCTACGCCGAGGAGCGCCGGAACCCTCACGCGTACCGGTACGAGAACCCGCGCTCGAAGCTGCTCGACGACCTCAAGGCCATCGCCACCGCCTACAACTACGACCGGAGCGAGTCCCAGGTGGACTACTTCGACACGAACTTCTACCTCCACGTCGATCTCGACTGGAAGTGGGAGAGCGAACTGACCTCCGCGATGAAGGCGGCGGAATGAACCCCGTCTTCGCGGCCCGGCTGGATCGGCTCGTGGGCTCGTTGAGCCAATGGCTGCCGGATCACATCGCGCGCGAGAGGGCGAACAACATCGCCTGCGCGTTCCTCATCGAGATGGAGTTGCTCCAGCTCGGAGAGATGGTCCCCGACGAGGTCTCGTCCGTCGAGCACGTGCTCTGGTCGAGTCTCTCTCGTCTCGGGGTCACGGAAGAGCAGATCACACACGCCGCCCAGGCGTGGAGAGAGGAACCATGCACCGAATCGCCATCCCCGCCTTCATCTTGATCGTCGCTGCCTGCGCGGAGCCCACCCAGATCCAGGGGGACGACGCGGGAGATCCGGTCACCGACTCCGGGCCGGACATGCTCGGCGACGCCAACGACGCGGGCGCCGCGGATTCGGGCAGTCACCGACCGATCGACGTGCCCGATGCAGGAACCGATGCCCACGTGCCACGTCCCGACTCAGGTGGCGGCGATGCCGGAATGGCGGATGCGGGGTCCGTGACGGTCGATGCTGGCGCCGACGGCGGCGCGGTCCCCGACGCAGGTCCACCTCCTGACACCACGCCCGTCGTTCAGCTCGCCCTCGGCGAGAGCCACACCTGCGCGCTGCGGTCGAGCGGGCGCGTCATGTGCTGGGGCAACCCGAGCTTCCTCGGATGGCCGGCGCCGGCCCTGCTCGACGCCACCGAGATCGCGGCCGTCGCCAACGACACGTACGCCCGTCGGCGCGACGGAACCGTGGTGCGCTGGCGGGGAACGGGAGGCGCCCTGACGGTCGTCGCCGACATGCCGCCTGACCCCGTGATGCCGCCGGCCATGTACGCCCCTGGCGAGTCCTTCCCGTTGCCCACCGGCGACTACGTCGAGATCTACGGAAGCGCACGCGACGCGTGCGGCCGGCGCATGAACGGATCGATCTGGTGCTGGGGCTCGAACAACTACGGCCAGCTCGCTCGCGAGACCGGTGAGCTGACCGAGACCGGGTACGCGTACCCGCCGGGCGAGGCGCTCATGGGCGGCGCGCGGATGAACGCCACGACGATCGGCGTGTACGCCTTCCATCGGTGCGCGGTGCTCGCAGATGGCCGCGTGGTGTGCTGGGGATCGAACAGCCGGGGGCAGCTCGGTCGATGGGTGACCGGCCTGGAGAGCGTCGAGCCGGTCGAGCCCGAGTGGTACTGACCCACGAGCTGGACAGCCTGCGACGAGCTGGGCATGGTCAGACCATGCGATCCCTGAGCGAGGAACTGACCGAGGCCACCGCCTACTTCTACCTCCGGACCAACCAGGGGAAGACGGCCGGCGGCCCCTACCGAGACCTCGCGGCGATGGCGAAGGGACTCGTCCGAGCAGAGAAGCGCGGGCTCTCCAGGAACGACCTGATCGCGACGAAGCTACGCGATGGTCGGTTCGAGCCCCTCTCGGCCGACGAGACGGAGGCGCTGCTCGCAGCGACGGAGTGAGCTACCGGCCGCGGCCCTTGGCGCGCGCCCGCGCAGATCGCTTCTTCGCGTTCTCCTCGTCGATCGAGATCGACCTCCGGAGCTTCGAGATGCGCTTCTCGACCAGGCGCCGCTGGATGCTCCCCAGCTTGTCGATGAAGACCTTGCCGTCGAGATGCTCCAGCTCGTGGAGCACGACCCTGGCGGGCCATCCGACCAGCTCTTCCTCGCGCGTCTGCCCCGAAGCGTCCTGAGCCGAGATGCGGACCCACGACGGTCGCTGGATCGTCTCCCGCACGCTGGGCATCGACAGGCAGCCCTCGGCGTCCGTCAGCACGCCCGGGGACTCCGACACGACCGTCGGGTTCACGTAGACCCGGAAGTCTCCGGGCGCGTTCGGGTCCTTCCGGATGTCGCGCACGTCGGCGACGAATGCGCGCAGCGGAACCCCGACCTGAACCGCCGAGAGACCGACGCCGCCGCACAGATACATCGTCGCGCCGAGTGACTTCACGAGCTGCTGGATGTCGTCGTTGAACGAGGTGACCTCGACCGACCGCTGGCGGAGGATCGCGTTCGGGTAGAAGACCAGCGGGAGCACATCTCCGTCTCGGACGACCGCGGGCAGCTTTCCGCGCATGTACTCCTCCAGGTCCTTCTCCATCTTCTCACGGCGCTCAGCAGTCGTCATCGCGTGCGACGACGTGCCGAGGCCCAGCATGATCGCGAGGCGCGCCAGCCAGGTCAGCTTCACCTCTTCTGCGACAGGCTCCTTCTTCGTCTCCATCTTCAACCTCTTCGGACGCAGCAGGACCTACCGCTGCCGTGCTTCTCCGGATCGTACTTCTCCACGCTCACCAGCGTGGCCTTCGCGCGCGTGGCGCGTCGCTGGGCGGCTGCCTGAGCGCGGTCGATCGATCTGGACTCGATGATCGCGCCGGCAGCGTGCCCAGCCGGGTAGCGGATGATGGCGTAGAACAGGCTCAGATCCACTCCATCACGATGGACGGATCCGGGACGATCCCGGCGGTCTCCACCTTCGGAGGGACGAGCGCGGTCCACTGGTGATCGGGCGGGAGCGCGCGCACGCACTCCCCCGCAGTGTCAGCGACGCAGGTAGGCACGGGGTCGGGCACCGGCTCGGGTCGTCCGCGCAGGACAGCCCACCGCCGGAGCACGAACTTGCCCGGATAGTCGAGCGGGTTCCGGTAGAGGGCGAACGTGATGACCGCGATGTCGTCGCGCGGGACCATGATGGTCAGCCCTCGCGGACCCAGCTTCTTGGGACCCGGGTACTCGCGCACGCGCAGGTCTTCGTCCGGCCACTCGTCCCACTCGCCGCCGTGGGAGTCGGCGAGTTCCACGCGGAAGGCGCCGTTCGACGGGACGGCGGGAACGATCCGGATCGGCTTGGCCCCGAGCTGCTTCACGAACGGAGCGGCCCCGTCGCGCCGGCAGATGTCGATGGCCTCGCGGGCCCAGTCCAGCGCGAAGTCGCGCGCGTCGTGACCCGACTCTCCGCCGATGATGACCCAGTCGATGCCCTCGGCCGAGCACCCGCGGATGCTGCCCAGGGCGGGCTCGTAGGAGACGAACTTGACGTGCGCGGGCACGGTGCGCAGCACCGAGACCCGCCGGTCCCACCACTCGGCGTTCTCCGCGCTGACGCCGAGCCAGACGTTCGGATAGCCGTTCCCCCAGTCCGAGGGCAGCGCGTCCTTGATCCTGCCGTGGCGCTTCGTGAGGACCTGGAAGATCAGGTTCGGGCAGCGACGGATGATCGCCCACGCCTCATCACGCCAGCCGTCGGCCTCCTTCGAGAAGAAGTCGGCCCAGCTCGTGACGAAGACGCGGTCGATGCGGCCGGCCTGCTCGGCCTCGCGCTGCCACCGGAGCGGCTTGTTGAAGGTCGGCGGCTTCGAGCGCACGACCTCTTCTGGGTTCTGGCCGTAGCGCGCCTTGTCCCGGAACATATAGCAGTTGTCGCATCCGGGACTGACCTTCTGGCATCCCTGCCACGGGTTGTACGTATGCTTCGTCCACTGAATCCCAGAGTTCTCACCCACGAATCACCTCCACACCGTACTTCCGCTCCAGGAACGACATGACCAGGCGCGCATCGGTCTGCTTCGCCTTGAGCAACGGGTCGAGGGCGCTGCACACCGCGTACACGTCGCGCGCAGCATCGATCCGCCAGGTGATGCAGGGAACCCTGCCTCGGGTGTCACGCCCAGCGATGGCGCCTCCTACGCGGGACAGGAGCCACACGATCACCGCATCGCTGGTGTTGTACACGGCGACGAACGGACGGGTCTTCTTCACGAACCGGATGCTGCCCTCGCCATCGACCAGCCCAGCGAAGTAGCCCAGTTCGATGCCCTCGGGGATCTTCACCTGCACCGGAGAGAGCCCGAAGCCGATGCCAGGACGATTTTCGCGAAGGACCCTCGCGAGCTTCGCTTTCGTCTCTGGAGTGTGCTTCCGACCGAAGAACGGGTTCCTCTCCCCCTTCCTCATCTCCGAGAGGTGAGCCTTCGATTCAGCGGTGTGTCTCATGGACTGCAATCTACTGTATCCAGGTGTGCGTCGTCCACTGGATCAGCGAGTTCTCGCCCACGTCTCACCTCACGACGGCTTCGGCTTGTTGTCGCCGGGCTTGCTGGCCTTCTCTGCTCTCACGTTCGCCTCGACCTGCCGGAGGCGCATCTGCCGGTCCAGCTCCTTCGATGCCGCGGCGTCCACCGGACGCAGGCGGAGCATCTTCACCGAGCTGGGGACCAGGATGTACTTCATCTCCTGGCTCGCGAGCGCGGCCACCTCGCGGAAGCCCTGCATGAAGGCGATCCGCTGAGCGGGAGCCATGTCGTCGGGCACCTGGACGATGACGATGTCGTCGATGCGGCCGAGCACGTACTGGGCGTGCTTGTCGTCGAGCCCGTGGACGTGCTCCGTGCGCTTGTCGAAGTAGGCGTCGAGCTTGTACCAGCGCGGCGGGTCCGCGCGTCGGTCTTTCCGGTTCATCGCTTGTCCTCGAAGAGGGTGTGTTCGTAGGAGCCCTCCGGCGCTTCCGGAGGCGTGTAGGAGTGGGGTCCGGCGTGACCCGCTTCGCGGTTGCAGAAGACGAACAGCGTCGGAACCTCGAAGCGGTGGTTGCAGTTCTGCCTGGCCAGCTTTTCGCCGATGGAGGCGAGCGACTTCTCGGCCTCCTCGGCCGCCATCTGATCCGGGTCCCCCTCGACATCGAAGGCGGACAGGTCTGCGTCCGGATACTCGCGGAGGATCGCGCGCGCCCGCTCCGCGCTGAGGCGCTTCTTCGTCACGCGTCCACCGTCGGAACCGCGGGCGGTTCGGGCTTCCATCCGATGGACCCGCCGTACTTGCGACGGCTGCGGAACACCGATTTCACGGCGTTCGAGATGGCATCGACGACGCCACCGTCGCCGGACTGCCCGAAGAGCGCGTCATCGTCGCAGTCCCAGGAGTTCTCGCCCTTGCCCGGGAAGGGGATCTGCTCTCCGGGCTCCATCTTGAGGTCGTAGCCGAGCGACTCGCGGAAGAGGACCTCCTCACCGAGCTGGCCGAACCGGAACGGCCAGCGCGGCCTGGACCAGGTGCGGCGCTCGATGGTCACCGTGCCGCGGTAGTTCTTCTCGGGCATCGGGATGAGCACCGCCTGCTTCTCGATCTCGACCTTCTCGAACTTCGTCGGGCCGAAGATCGTGTCGAGGAGATGGACGTTCCCGTGGCGCCAGCGAGGGATCGCAGCGCTCCAGAGGTGGACTGGGGTCCAGAACGACCACCAGAGAGCCCAGTGGTGGACGCTGACCTCGATCTCGCGCTCCATGAGGTAGCAGCCGTCCGGAAGGTGGCGGACCTGGTCGTAGCTCACGCCGAGCGTCCGGAACACCCACTCGGGGAGCCCCTCGACGCCGAGCCAGAGGGACACCGGCGGGAGGGCCACGCCGAAGGTGATGTCACGATCGCCGTCGTCCACGCTGACGCCGATCCGGCACGAGGTCGATCGGAGGTTCCACTCCGCTCTCAGGGTGAGCGGCTTGCCTCCCCAGCGACCGGTGCCGTCGCCGAAGTGAACCCACCCGCGGCCGTGCATGGCCTTCGACCCGGTCGCCTTGTCCCGGTCGCCAGGACGCTCGTCGAGGTTCTGCGTGTGCCACCAGCACGGCACGATCGCACCGTCGTCGGCGCGCCCGAAGAGCGGCCTTCCCAGGATCTTCTCCAGCATCTTCTTCTCCTCGTCTAAGCCAGCGAACACGCGCACGATGGCCCCGATGGCGAGCGTCACGACGACGCCAGCTCCGAAGCCCATCCCGATCTTGATCCGGTTCTCCAGGCGGATGACCTCGACCGCGCAGGCGATGTAGGCCATCACCACGCGAGCGTTCTCCTTGGAACCGAAGTCGTGGGTGAGGGCCTGAACAACGCCCTCGCGCTCGCCCTTCACCAGGGCGTCGCGGTACTTCCTGACGTTGTCGAGCTTCGCCTTCACCTTGCCCTCACGCGCGGCCCCTGGCCGATGGTGGAAACGGTCTGGATGATGCGTTCCCCGGTGACCGGCAGCTCCTTGAAGTAGTGCCAGGTCATCTCGAACGCGCCGGACATCCCCGTGATGGTGCCGCACGGGAACGGGTTCTCGGCGGTCGCTGGGTAGAGCGCGCCGATCCGGTACCCCTTCACCAGGTGGTTCTGCTTCGAGCCGTCGTCCATGACGATCATGAAGTGGGCGTTGCCATCGCCATCGTCGTCGAGGACGGTCAGCGTGCCGGTGGGCACGGTGCGGCCTGGACCGCACACCCTGAACATGCGGTGAATCTTCATCGGCGCTCCAGCTCGCGCTCGATGTGCTCCAGCGCCGTCGCCTGACGCTCCTCGGCCCGGACCAGGCGCTCCAGGAGAGCGGTCTGGCGCTCCATGAGGCCGAACATCGTCACCGGGCTGGGCTCATCCTGGGCGACGACCTGGAGGAGAGGCCAGCCGAGCACGGCGATGGCCACCACGAGCAGAACGGTCAGGCCGCGGTTTCCGCGCACATCGGAGAGCATTCTCCGACGTTACACCATCGGAACCGTTTGTCAAAGCCCATCGAGCGACCGGAGAGGGTCTTCTGCCGAAGCCAGTGTTCCAGCGCGGTCGATCGCGTCTCGTGCGCCCAGCCGGATGTCGGCGGTGCGATCTGGTAGCCGAATCCTGCCGGCGCTGTCCACGGTGATGCGCGGCGGCGGCGCGTCGGCGGCGGCCGAGGAAGACCCGGCGGCGACGGGAGGGCGCCCGTTGACCGCCTCCAGGGCAGCGACCGCGATCCGGAGCTGCGTGATGATCTCCTGGTCGCGTTCGGACCTCGCCTGAACCGCCTCGATGACGGTGTCCAGGCGCTCGCGTGCCTCTCGCTCGATGCGCTCGTTGTCGGCGCGCAGCGAGTCGATGGTCTCGGTGTTCTCCTGGACGGTCCGAACCAGCTCGTTCACGGCGAGATGCCGGTCCACGCCGTGGCGACGAGGCCCAGGATGCCGGCGATGGCTCCAGCCCACTTCCCGGCCGTGACGAGCCGGTGCTCCTCAGTTCCCGCCATAGGTCCTCCGGAGAAGACCGCGGTCGTGGTTGGTGACCACGGTGAACCCGAGACGGTCGTCCTCGGAGTCGTCGCGCGTCAGCCGGAACATCGGGCTCGACTCGAAGTCGTCATGCGCGAGGCCGAGCAGGTGACCCAGTTCGTGGACCGTCACGAGGTAGGCGAGCCTGGTCGTGGCGACGGAGATGATGCCGATCTCGGCCGTCATGTGTCCGCGCTCGGTTCGGTGGTGCTCGCACCACCCACCGGCATCATCCGTGTCCTCTCCGACCTCGACCGGTGCGCCCCAGATCACCACGGCGTCCGCCGTCGCGTCGCTCGTGACGCGGAGCAGGTCGAGCCCCACCTGCGTGTTCCAGAGGTTCGCCGCCTCCGACACCGCGCTCACGCCCGCGGACACGTCGGCGCCAGCGACGTACGGCTGGACGCGGATGGTGACCGGGATGTGGTCCCAGACGAGGTCGTTGCCGGTGCCGTCGGGACAGCGATCGTAGATGGCCTCGCCGTCGCTGCGCCAGCACACGCGCATGAGACCGGCTTCGGTGTGCGTCGTGACGCCGTAGATGACGCCCGCGATGGACGCCACCGTCAGCACGACGAAGATCGCGACGGTCCACCAGTTTCGCTTGAGCCAGTTCATGGGGAGCCTCCGTGGCCATGGTAGTAGACCTGGGCCAGGTTGGGCTCAACCCGGCCGCCGCGGATGTCCATGATGACCAGGCGGAACTCCCAGTCGATGGCGTCGAACTCGCGCCAGATCCTCGCGTAGACCCGCATCTTCGCGGCGTCCACGCGGTGCGTGTCCTCGACCTCGTACGCCACGACCAGGCCAGGGCTGATCTCATAGGCGTCGGGCACCACTCGGACCCACGGCAGATCCACCTGCTGGTCGATGGCCTCGACGACAGCTCGCTTGAAGCCCCTGGTGGAGGCTCCACCTCGGACCAGCTCAGCGACGAGGAGCTGGTGAGGGGAAGAGTCCGAGCTGGGCGTTGATTCGCTCGTGCGCCGCACCGTCGAGACGGTACACGAACGCCGGCTTGGCGGCCCGCCGCATCTGGGTGATGCAGTCCAGCGTGCCTGGGCTCTCTCCATCCCAGAGAGCGACCAGCGCGTCTCCCGAAGTGACCAGCTTCTTGTTCCTCAGGGGCCCCGCCGCCTTCCTCGGGATGCCCAGCCGCTCGCACTCGTCCCAGTCGGCGGCGATGGCGTCGAACTCGATGTCGTGTAGACGGGCCCACGCCTTCGCGAGCCGGTCCACCGAGTCCATGTTCCCGCCGTGCAGGATCTTGGTCACCTTGAACCCCGAGAGCCGGATGGCCTCGTCGAGCTTCGGGAGGTACTCGTCGCGGTGGTATCCGCGCGATCCGCTGATCACGACGATCATCCGGGCTCCTTCTTCGCCTGCGTGGCTTCCCACCCCTTGCGGCACGTGACGGACCGGCAGCCCCTCGTGTTGCCGGTCTTGAGCGCGTGGTTCAGCACGATGGCCTCGGTGCCGCAGATGCACCTGACCACGGAGCGAACGCGGCCGAGCTGATCTCGGGCGGCCGGCCTCACCACCTGCCACCTCCCCCATCGGCTGCCTCGCTCCAGGTCGCTCATCCGACGCTCCTTCCCTTCCCGTGGAGCTTCTCGCGCATCGCGTTCTTGGTGGACTTGCGCCGGATCTCCGAGAGCAGGTCGATGCCCATCCGGTCCGCTGCGCGGAACGTCTCCAGCAGCGCCAGTTCCATGCAGATCATCGCCTCCTTGCGGTCGTTGATCGGCGAGGTGCCGTTGCGGCGCCAGCACTCGATGGCGCCGCAGATGTTCCGGATGATCGGCCAGAGCGTGACCTGGAGAGGCTCGAACGTGCCCATGCGGTCGGGAGCACGACGGTGCTCGACGCGCCCGGCAGACCAGTCGCGGCCCCAGACGGAGTGCAGCGTGTTGAGCAGCCGGATGGCCGTGTCGGCCAGCTCGACCTCGACCGGGTCCTTGCCGTGTCCCTCGACCCACTGGACCGCCTCGTCCAGCTCGGTGATGACGAGGAGCAGCTTCGCCGGGAAGTTGGAGTCCCAGTCGGCCGCGTCGAACCCGCGGTCGCGCGAGACGTTGAAGACCTCCTCGGCGAGCGCGTAGAGCGTCCCGGACGGCATGATGTGGTGGTGGGTCACTGTCCGCCCCTTTCGCCGTCGCCGTAGTGGATGTCCAGCTCCGACCGCTTCGCGGCGAACGCGGTCTCCATCGCCAGGCGTCCGGTCTCGTGTCCGTCGTCCCAGGACGGGCTCATGTCGCCGGGGTTGGGACGGCCGGAGGCACCAGCGAACCAGCCCTCGCGGAACTCGACGTAGACCTGCTCGGGTGGCATCGAGATGGACCGCACCCTGCCGGTCGTGGTGTCACCGACAACGTGACCGTCGTGAGGCGGGTTCCAGATCGACGCCTGGAAGTCGCGCGAGGCGGCAATGAGCGACTCGTAGTCGCACTTGGTCATCGTCGCGATCTGCTGGAGCTTCTCGGCCGACAGCGGCAGGTTGCCGTTCTCGACCTGCATCACGTGCGACGCCGGCAGCCCGATCACGTCGGCGATGTCCTCCAGCTTCGTGCCGGAGGACGCGCGGGCGCGGCGGATGAGCGTGCCCAGTCGCAGGCGAGGCTCCACCATGGAGATGGGCAGGTCGGGGTTCGCTCCTCCCACCGCGCGCAGCGAGGCGATCGGAGCGGCGCGCACCTCCGGCTCTCCGTCCGCCTTCACACCGGTCTCATCCGCCATCGCCGACCGAATCCTTTCTCGCCGCTGCCGCCGCTTCGTGCTCGGCGTCGAGCAGTTGCACAAGCCTCTTGAGCGCCTGATATGCGTAGACCAAGCGCACGGAGGGTACATCGCCCCACTCGAAGACACCAGATTCCCAGGCGTCGTGGTCGCCGTGGTCCTGGATCTCGTTGAGCAGCCCGGGGAAGTCGGCGCCCTCGATCGCGCCGTCGAACGCCGTCTGGAGCCACTCCGGGAACTGGTCGTAGACGGCGGAGACCTGCTCCTTGGCTGCGTCGCGGATGTCGTCCCACTCCACGCCCTTGCCCTCGGGCAAGACGATCTTCTTGCCGTCGAGGTACGTCGATTCGACGTGGTCGAGCACGCGGTCGAGGAAGACGTGCATGTCCTTGGACGTGAGGCAGTCCCTCGCCGAGCCCATGCCGATGCACGCCTTCTGCGCGACGTAGTAGGCGAAGTCCCTCGTGCCGCCCATCCACCGCACGACCTGCTCGGGGTCCTTGAACCGGCCGTAGTGGCCGAACATCACGTGGTCGATGTCGCCGTGGACGAGCATCGTGCCGTTCCAGAAGACGACGACCTCGAACCACAACGTGCCGTCCCATCCGGCCGGCGGCTTCTCGTACGGCTTGTGGAGCCGCCACGAGTACACCGAGGCGCGCGAACGATCGACGATCTGGTGCTTCGTGAAGCAGCCTTCGGCGCGCGCCAGTTCCTTCTGGATCACCTCTTCCTGGGTCTGACGGTACTTCACGCCTTCTCCTCGATCGCCTGCTTGCCGCGGCGGATGGTCCAGGAGTCGGGGTCGTCGTCGGTGTGCAGCGGGATCTCCGGGAATCGGTTCCGGAACCAGTGCGCCTCGCGTCGCACGATCCCTCGCAGCGTCGGATGGACGGTCTTGCTCGACCTCAGCTCCAGCCGGTAGACGAAGGCCGGGAGCGACTGGGTCACGCGGCATCCGACCAGGTAGCCCATCGCCACGTAGCTCTGGGCGATGACGGGATCGAGCTTGAGGGCCTCGATGGCACGAGCCTGCTCGTCGAGCAGCGTTGCGGCCTCATGGCGCACGTCGTCGGGCAGCTCGGAGAGGTACCACCCATGGAATCCGAGACGGGTGGTCAGCATCGGCATCCGGATGGTCCCGTTGCGATGCCGCTGGAGGTCTCGGAACGATCCGAAGTCGAGCAAGAACTCCGACTGGATCGTGCCCACCTCGGCCAGCCAGTGGGGAAGTTCCACCCCGCGTGGCCGGCTGGCGAACAGGGCCCGGTGCGATCGGACCATGTCCATGTCCACCGTGAATCGGATGGAGCCCTCGGGGCGTGTGGCCTCGCTGGGCCCGAGGAAGTAGCCGTCGAGCATCGACGCGCACCGGAACGCGATGCCGTCGGGCGAGTCGTCGCGGAACGAGTGCCCGTAGTGGCTGACGAGCACACGCTCGATGTCCACGCCGAGGCGCGCGATGGATGGATCGGGATGCGCGGACAGCCAGTGCAGCTTGTCGCCGGCCTGGCGCAGGTTCGTCGTCCACGAGAGGTTCGTGTGTGCGCCTGCCGGGAGGAACGCGCGCATCACGTCGAAGCACCTGGCGGCGATGGCGCGCACGTAGACCTTCTCGTCCTCGCCGTCCTGCTTCGGGTACCTCTGGATGAGGGAGAGCTGCACCTTCGGGAGCGCCTCGATGTAGAAGCGTCGCCACCTCTCCTGGATGGCCTCTCCCTCTGGCGTGCCGGCAGGGTTCTCGAAGACCGCCTTCGAGAAGTCCATGTAGCGCGTGCTCGCCTCCTGGCCGGAGTAGAGGGGCCAGTCCTGGATCGCCTTCGCGGCGAGCATCGTCACGTTCTCGACGAAGACGGCGGTCGTGCCGCAGTCGCCGATCGACGCGTGTCCGTAGCCCACGTAGTAGGTGTCCATGAACTTGCCCGACCCGGCCTTGGTGACCTTGTCGAGATGCTCGACCACCGACGCGGGGCTCCGGCTGTAGAGCGCCTGGAGCATCGCTGCGTCCTCGGGGACGAGGTTGTCGATGACGACGATCAGTGGCTTCACGTGTGACCTCCTGGCGGCGGTTCGTTGGCTGCGGGGAACGGGTCTTCTTCGAGCTGGGATGCGATGTGCGCGCGGAACTCAGCCATCATCGCCTCGCGCACGTCGGCGGGCATCGGCGGGACCTTCGATGTCTCCAGCGGCTCATGAACTGGCCCCAGGGCCATGGCCTCGCGCACGCGCGCGGAGCACGCGTCGCCGCATACGAGGAGCATCGGCGGCGCGTCACCGTGCGGCTGGTAGAGCATCTTCCAGCCCTTGAGGACGCGCCTCGTGCCCTCTCGCGAGGGGAACCCGAAACGCCCACACCCATGGCAGTAGGCGAGGGCGTTCAGGTGGTCTCTCCAGTCGCGGCTCACCCCAGGCGTTCCCGAGCGGCCCTGGCGATGATGTGCGCGTCGATCAGGAGGACCGCCACCTTGGCGTTGCCGCGCCGGATCGCGTGAACGGCGTTCGCGAGGTCCTCGGACAGCCCCCACGCGGCCGAGACCTCCTCGAAGGTCATGCTCATCTCGGGGCCGTCGCGGTCCGGGTGGTCGGGCGAGTAGATGTAGCGGTCGAGGTACCAGCGGGCCTTGTTGAGGTCCTGCTCCTCGGAGCCCTTGTGCGGTGCGCGCAGGATGTACTTGAGCGCGTTGCCGAGCTTGAAGCCGAGGGACCAGTCCTCGATGACCTTGATCACCTCGTACTTGGCGGTCCCGTCGGGACCCTTCGGGCCGCCCATGTTGTACCAACGGGGATGGTTCACGCCTTCCATGTTTTTCCTCTCTTGATCTTATAGATTGATGACCTGCTCACGTTGAACTCGACAGCCAGGTCGATGACCCGCTCCCCCGAATGCAGCCTGGCTCTGATCGATTCAACGGTGGCCTTGGTGAGCTTGGCGGAATGGTGCGCCTCGCCCTTCGGAGGGTTGGGCGGAGGCACGCTTCGTCCCTTCGCCCACGCGTCTCTTGCGTTGTCGGCAGAACTTCCTACGAACAGGTGATCAGGGCGAACGCACAGTCGGTTGTCGCATCTGTGAAGCACCAGCTTCTTGGTCAGATCGACGTTCGGAAAGTGAATGGCGAACGACACACGGTGTGCGTAGAGAGGTCTGCGCGCCGACACCGACTGGATCGATCTGTAGCCACTGGTCGTGCTTCCGGTCCATTCCCAGCACCCGTCCGACTTGGAGACCTTCGGCCAGAAGCGCGAAACGATTCCGCTGTCCAACAAGACGGCATGTGCTCGCTCGTCGGAAGAGGCGGCAGGATGACTCGCTGAGTTCGACATGCTCTACTCGAACGCGATCTGCACCTTCGGCTGCCGCCGAGAGGACCAGATCTCGATGTGCTCCGGACGGATCCCTTCCTGGAGGAGACGGGCGACGGTGTCGCGCACCTCCGCGTGCGTCGTGCGGATGAGGTTCTCCGTTCGCGCCTCCAGATGGGCGCGGTAGTTGTCGGACCCGTCCTTGGGACGCAGGACGACCACGAGCGCAGGTGAGTCGGGGGCCGGCTCGGTGCTCTTCGGAAACGGAGGCGGTCGTGGCGCACCGAGCGATCTCGGTGCCGGCTGTGCATCGGTGGATCCAGCGTCGTCGTCGTCCCCGTACGCGCTGGCGACGCTCGGCAGCGACTTCTTCTCGCGCTGGAGAGCCTCGATGTCGTCGGCCTCGATGATGGCGACGACCTGCCTCGTGCCGCCCGACGAGCGGACCACGGCGTAGAGCATCTCGTCGTTGAACTGGTCGCTGAGATCGACGACCCAGCCGGCGCCGTGCGCGTCGTTGAACGGCTTCGCGGACGGCGTGCCCCACCCGCGAGCCATCCCGCGTTCGATCTTGGAGCGCACGTCCGCCGGTGAGGTCTGGAGCCCCGCCTTTTGCAGGTGCCCGGTCAGTCCGAGGACCGCGGGTTCAAGAATCACCACTTCGGGTCTGGTCACCAGGTCGGCCTCCTGTATCTCGCGGACACTACACGTTAGGGTTCGTTAGTCAAGCGCCAAGCGCATCGTATCGGCGCGGTCTTGGCGCAGATCACCGGGTCGCGGTCGCGGCGCGCGTCGGGTAGTCTTAGGGGGCCTGGCGTGGTCCGGGCAGGCGGACCACGATGGCGGAATCCTCCAAGGAAAACGAAGAGATCTCCCGACTGCGGGCGGAACTCGAACGCGAGCGGACCGTCAGCAGGGCGGCCGAGGCCAAGCTGGCCAGGCACGTTCGCGAGCTGGAGCGGTCGAATGGGGAGCTGGAGCAGTTCGCCTACGCGGCCAGCCACGACCTCCAGGAGCCGCTGCGCATGGTGGCCCAGTTCGGGACGCTGCTGCGCCAGCGCCTCCAGGAGGCGCACCCCGGGGTTCTGGAGGACAAGGACGCGGTCCTCTTCCTCGACCACATGCAGGGTGGCGCCGACCGAGCCAAGCGCCTGATCGACGGCTTGCTCTCCTACTCCCGCGTCGGGCGCCAGGCGATGTTCGGTTCGTTCGGGCTGGGCGACGCTCTTGGCGACGCCATCGAGATGCTCAACGGCGCAGTGTCCGAGGCCGGAGCGACGATCACCCACGACGAGCTGCCGGCCGCTTGGGGCGATCGGTCGATGGTCAGCAGGGTCTTCCTCAACCTCATCACGAACGCCATCCGGTTCGCACGAGACGAGCCTGCTCGCGTTCACGTCTCCGTCGAAGACGACGAGGACGAATGGGTCGTGTCGGTGACCGACAACGGAATCGGCATCGAACCAAGGCACGCTGAGCGTATCTTCGGGCTCTTCCAACGTCTCAACCCGACCAAGCCGGGCACTGGTCTCGGCCTGGCCATCTGCAAGAAGATCGTCGATCGCCACGGAGGTCGCATCTGGGTCGAGTCGGCGCCGGGTTCCGGCGTGACGTTCAAGTTCACCATCTCCAAGGCCGAACCCACCAGCTCCCCAGGGGTATGACCACCACCACGCATTCACTCGTGCCGAAGGTCCGCAAGGCGGACGTTCTCCTCGTCGAGGACAACCACGCCGACGTGTACGTCACGCGTCTGGCCTTCGCGCGGTCTCGCGTCGGAGCTGTTCTTCACATCGTCTCTGACGGCGACGAGGCCATGGACTTCCTCCGGCGCAGGGGCGCATGGGCGAACGCGCCCAAGCCCGACCTCGTCCTGCTGGACCTGAACCTCCCGCGGAAGAACGGGCGCGAGGTCCTTTCGGAGATGAGGGGGGACCCGGACCTGCGTAGGATCCCCGTGGTCGTGCTCACCAGCTCGCAGGCGGACAAGGATCTGGTGGACGTGTACGATCTCGGCGCCAACGTGTGCATCACGAAGCCGAGCGACCCAGCCGTCTTGAACGAGATCGTCGTCGCCATCGAGGATCTCTGGTTCGTGCTCGGCCAGCTTTCGCCGAGGTGACCCCATGCAGACCTACTCCGTCCTGATCGTCGAAGACAACCAGGGCGACGCCGACTTCCTCCAGCGCTCGCTCCGGCGAGCCGAGGGGGCCAGGTTCGAGGTCTCTGTGGTCGGATGGCTGAACTCGGCGCTCACGTCGGTCGGCGCGAAGCACTTCGACGCGGTGCTGCTCGACCTGTCGCTGCCCGACAGCCAGGGCCTCGACACGGTCGTGTCGTTCATCCAGGCCGCGCCCGAGGTGCCCGTGATCGTGATGACCGGGTACGACGACATGCAGACCGGGATCAACGCGGTCAGGTACGGCGCGCAGGACTACATGATCAAGGGCGACACGACCGTGCGCCCACTGGAGCGCGCCATCGTCTACGCCATCGAGCGCAAGCGCGCAGACCTCGTGGGCAAGAAGCTGCTCGCCGCGTCCATCGGCAACATCTCGTCGCCGGGCATGACGAACAGCCTGAACCTCGTCCACGAGCACCTGGCCAGCGTCGCCGACTTCGTCCACGACCTCCGCGCCTACATCGCTCAGAACGCCCCGGCCCACCGAGACAACATCGAGTCCATCGCGGGGCGGCACCAGCTCGACATCGTGCTCCGCGAGATCCGGTTCATCGTGCAGATGGACACCGATCCGCCGCCGGCTCACACCACCAGGCCGGGCATGAAGAGGTCGGCGAAGGTCAGTGACATGGCTCTGAGGACGGTGGAGAACCTCTCCAGGTCCACGCACGTTCCGGCGCCGGTGGCCAAGGACGCGCTGCTCGATGTCATCCGGTCGAGCGACGAGATCGGACAGAGGTACGGCGGGAGCGAGGAATGACCGAACAGGACCTCCACGATCTCAAGCGCGACGTGGCCAGGCTCGGGCAAGACCTGTCCAGGGGACTCTCTGCGACCACGGTGCTCATCGAGCAGGCGTCCAAGCAGCTCGCCGAACTCTCGCGTCGCGTGGACGAGAAGGTTCGCGACGATCACGCCGCGGCGATCGACATCACGTCGAAGCTGACGGAGATCCGCACGCGACTCGACTTCGCCCAGTCGCAGCTCGGGGACCTGCCCGACCGCGTCGCCAAGCTGGAGACGAGCCACGAGCACGTCGCCAAGGACATCACCGGCAAGCACGACCTCGCGAAGGTCGCCATCGAGGCCGGCGAGAAGAAGGAAGACCGCGCGCTGGAGGAACGCAAGCTCAAGGCGGACCAGCGGAAGGCGACGCTCCAGTTCTGGGGTGGCATCGCGGTGGTCGCCCTGCCTGGGCTCATCTCTCTGATCCTGCACCTCATGGGGATCCCGTCCCCGCCGGCTACACCTCGCGGGGCGCGCCCGGAGTCGCCGTCGATCCACGATTCCCCGTAGGAATGCGGATCGCGGGGCAGGAAGAGGGCCCGGAGCATCACGGCCGAGTACCTCGTGTAGTTCGTGACCTTCATGCTCATGCGGGCTCTCCTCGGGGCTCCTGCTCCTGACGCGCGTCGCGGCAGTCCAGGTGCGCGCAGGCGTGCGCGCACGGGAAGCGGTCACCGCACCCTTCGCAGCGAGAGAAGCGACCGCCCCTGCCGGCGATCCAGCGGGTCTTCTTGCCGCAGCGCTTGCAGTGGACGGTCTCTTCTTTCGGCACGGTCACGCGGCGCTCCAGGCTTCCTCACGCGCCTCGCGGCGCTCCCACTCCTCCTCGCGGTTGTACTCGCGGTCCTCGACCGCGCGGCCGTAGGCCAGCTCGCCGTCGCGCTCGTCCTCCATGGCGGCCACACGGGCGGCGTCCTCGGCCCCTCGCTTGGCGAGCGCGGCGTCGAGTAGCTGGGTCGCGGCGTACCGATGGGCGATCCGCCGGGAGATGGCGAGGCTGGTGCCCCAGAGACGCTTGCCGGGGCGCACGCCAGCGGCGGTGGCCCGGAGGATGACGTTCTTGACGATCCGCGTCCCGACGGTCGCGTCGTTCGCGGAGAAGCCGACCGCGTTGTGCTCGGTCGTGATCTCGCTCGCCTGCTCGGCGGCGGTCTGACGCTCGTAGAGGAGCACCATCGCGCGCTCCACCGCGGCCACGCTCCGGTCGAGCGAGGCGTGGATGCGCTCGACGAGCGCACGCTCAGCAGCGACCTCTTCCTTGGTTCGACGAGCCATCTTCTCTCCTTCCGACCAACTCAATCTAGCACACCGTTTGCGTTTGTCAAGAACCACGGTTGTCGATGCGGAGCCAGCCGACGGTCCCGTCGCCAAGGTCACCGAAGCGGCACACCACGGCGAGCTGCGCCTCGAACCACGAGAGCGGAGCGGTCATCTCCGACAGGCTCAGCGGACGGCGGTAGAGGTCGCCTCCGGGCTTCATTCGCTCGGTGGTTGCCTTCGCCCAGGTCTTTGCGATGTCCATCTCGAAACCTCCAGTGCCATTCCTATCAGATAATATGCGTTCGTCAAGCGTCTGCCGGTGCCTGAATGCGGACCGAAGATAGTTCTTGACCAACGCTTGTTATCTGATAGTCTGTGCTCTGTAGGGAGAAGACGAAATGACCTCGATGCTCCAGCTCCGTGGAACCTGCCCCGCCTGCTTCGGTGAGTTCCAGCTCCACGACCAGTCCGGCACCTGCTCGTGCGGCGAGAGCTGCATCCACCCCGTGGCTCGTCGTCGCACCAGCGACGGCGTCTCGGTGGCGCTTCACAGCGACGGCGCCGTCACGGGTCGGTTCGGCTTCGGCCTCGATGGCGTGCCGATCGTGCGCCCTCGCACGCGCGAGGCGCGCGACCTGGCGCTCCGAGCCGGGTGGCTCTTCATGGGCGAGGTGGAAGTTCACCCCTACGCCGACATCGGCCAGCTCTACGCGGCCTGCCGCTGGGCGGCGGCCCGCGACGGGTTGCCTGGCACCGTACGGGCGCGCATGGCCAAGCGGCCCGCGCTCAAGCCCGCCTGGACGGTCGTCAGCGCGGATCGCGACGGACGCCCCACCAGCCGCTACTGGAGGCTCCCTCGGCTCCTGGGCGCCGGCACGGTCGTCTGGGACCACGTCAGCGTGGGCGCCAGCGGCGGGCGGTACGAGATCCACCGGGTCGTCAATGGGTCCAACGGGGAGACCTGCGTGCCCACCGGGATCCGCTTCGCGACCATCGAAGAGGTGTCCGACTTCATCCGTTCGGAGTCTTGACAGACGCATCATAGATGCTAGGATAGTTGTGTCGGAAGGAGCTAGCATGGAGCACGAAGTCGAGATGACGGTCGAGGTCGGCGGTGACGAGGTGCGCGTCGTGGCCACCGTCGAGGTGGACGGCCAGTACCACCCGGCGACGTGGGGCTACGACGGCGGATCGCCCGAGGAGTGGCCGGAGGCCAGCGTCGTTCGCGTCGTGCGCCTCGACGACGGTGCCGAGGTGCCCATCGAGTCGCTCTCCGAGAAGACCGTCGAGGCGATCGAGAGCCGCGCTGTCGAGACGCACATGGAGTGCGACGACGACGGCTACGACCCCGACTACGACGACTGAGCTGGCCCCGGGGCCAGCTCGAAGCAGAAGAAGCAGAAGAGGGAGAAGCCGATGGCGAAGTTCAACCTGCCGATCAAGAGCACCTACGTCCCCGACTGGGGCCTCTGGGAGTGCCTCCGCGAGCTGATCCAGAACGCGAAGGACGAGGAGGACCAGCACGGGCACGCGATGTCCGTCTCCTGGCGCGGGTCCGGACCCAAGGGGGTCCTCACCATCCACAACGAGGGCGCCGACATGGATCGGCGCGCCCTGCTGATCGGACACTCGGGCAAGACCGGCTCGAACCTACGCGGCAAGTTCGGCGAAGGGCTCGATTTCGCGCTCCTCGCGGGCGTGCGCGCGGGTGCGAACCCGGTCATCGGAACGCGCTCCGAGACCTGGTCGCCGACCATCGCCTACTCCGACGAGTTCGGCGCGAACTGCCTGACGGTCTCCACGCGCGCAAGGCGAACGCCCGGAACCGGCGTGACGATCACGCTCGACATCTCCGAGGCGGACTGGGAGCGCTACCGCGAGCGCTTCATCTTCCTCTGTCGGATCCCGGACAACCGCATCGTCCGCGTCGATGGCCAGGGATCCATCCTCCTGGAGCCGGAGCGCAAGGGCCACGTCTACGTCCGCGGCATCTACGTGGACTGCCTCTCGAAGCTGGAGTGCGGCTACGACCTGTCGCAGATGGACCTCGACCGCGACCGTCGGATGATCGACGTGTGGGACCTCCAGTGGAGGCTCGGCCAGATGTACCGCGAGGCCATCGCGCGCCGTCCCGAGCTGCTGGGCCCGCGCGTCTACGGGATGCTACGCGACGGCGCCGAGGACACGAAGTCCTTCCACTACCACTCGCGCGGAGAGGCGCTCACGGCGGTCGCTGCGTCCTTCCGAGAGGAGCACGGCGACGACGCGGTGCCGGTCAGCTCGATCGCCGAGGCGCGCGACCTGGAGCACGTGGGACGCAAGGGCGTCGTCGTTCCCGAGTCGTTGCGCGAGGCGCTCAAGGAGATGCCGGAGCTGAACGCGTCCAGGGTCAAGGAGTCCCTCAAGAACGAGGTGCTGCGGTCGGTGCCCTGGTCCGACCTCTCGTTCGAGGAGCAGACGATCGTCATCCAGTACACCACCATGATCGACAAGATCGCGGTGATCGATGCGCCGGTCGCCAGCCTCCTGGACCTCGCGGAGTACCGCGACCAGCGCATCGAGGGGCTCTACAGCCCGGCGACCGGAAGGATCTCGGTCGCGCATCGGCTGCTCTCCGACCCGCGCAAGTTCCTCACGACGCTGGTCCACGAGGTGGCGCACGCGGCGTCGTCGCAGGGAGACGGGAGTCACGACCACGTCTCCACCATCGAGACGATCTGGTCGAAGCTCTTCTTCTCGCGCACGGCGTCGTGATCGGCGCGGTGATACCCTGAACCGACCCTCCGGTGGTCGCAGAAGCAGAAGGAGCAGGTAGATGATCTCGAAGGAAGAGCGCGCGACGGTGGCGATCATCCGGTCTCCGGAGTTCGCCATCGCGGTGGTCGAGGGCACGTACAAGGGCGAGCGCCGCGCCTTCGTGTGCCTAATGAGCAAGGACGAGAAGACGGGCGCCGTCCGCGTGGACGCGCCGCTCGCGATGCTCATCGACGAGAAGGACTTCGCCCACATCAAGGGCCACGACGGGGCAGGTCCCGGCGTGCCCAAGATCGAGATCGTGAGCGGGTAGGCGATGTCGGGGGGACATCGCGCTGCCGGCATCTCCAACACCGAGCTGTTGGAGATCGCCGCGTCGGGGAAGGAGCCCGAGGCGACTCTCGCCGAAGCGCTGCTCGACGCCAGACGCGCCCTGCGCGAGGAGAGCGTCCGGTGCGCCGACATCGCGGCGAGGGTCAGCCGAGAGGCGGCCGGCGCCATCCGAGAGGCCGCCCAGGAGAACGTGTACCCTCTCGCCCATGGGCATGGCCTGGGTCAGCAACTACCCGACGCCATCGACGGCGACGGCGACGTACGACAACTACCGGTTCGCGGACCCGGAACCCGTTCCTCCTCCGTTGCCCGACCTGCGAAGGGGCATCGCTGGTACGGTGGAGGCCCGAAGAGCAAGGTCTGAACCGGCGTCCGTTCCGACGCCTCCAGACACCAGGCAGGTCCGCGACACCAGGCAGGTCCGCGACTGGGCGCGGTTGCCGCGCCGCGCGCCTCGCGGCATCTAGTTCGGCTACCATGGAGGTCACCGTGTCCGAACCGACTGTCAAGTGGGTCCAGTTCCGTTCGTACTCAGGTCCATCCATCTCCGACGGCGTTAGCATTCCGACCCCGCACAACGGTCACGTCGGACGCGCGTACTGGCTCACGACCAAGGTCGAAACGGGCGGGTACTTCGGTCGGGTCATGGCCTACGACGGCACCTGCATGACGGCCGGACCCGACCAGCACATCGCCGTGTTCCCGCGCGAGCTGGTCGAAGAGGACTGGCGCGCCGAGGACGACCAGGGGTCCCTCTGGGCCTTGTTGGCGCACCTTCGGCTCCTTCGTGGATCCAGGGATGGGTTCGACGAGGTGCTCGACGATCTGACGGACGAGCTGGCGAGCGACGGGTTCACGTTCGACCGTGTCGGGTTCCTCGCCTACGCGAAGGACCGCTCCGTCTCGGTCGGCAAGAAGGTGGTGCAGGTCAAGGCGTGTGACCGCGCGCACGGGAACGTGATCCGCGAGGCGTACACCCCGAACATGGGTCAGGTGCCGAAGTCCGGAGCCGGCTGGGAGAAGGCCAAGCGCTGGGCGCTGCTCTGGCATCAGCTCACCGTCCACCCGCTGGGCTGGAAGACGCAGCTCGACTTCGGCATGGGCCACCTCATCGAGCGCGTTCAGCGCCGGAGGATCGGCGACCTCGGAACGGTCAACGCGCTCGTGTACGGCAAGGAGGGGATCTCCTCGCCGAGGACGAACTCGATGCCCGCCGACCTGGACCTGGCGATGTGCGTCTACCACGCGAACAGCGTGAACGGGCCGACGCCGGCCAGCGCCGCGCTCGGCGAGGCCGCGCGGGCGCACCTGCCGAGCGCCGAGCCGTCGAAGTTCGCACGCGTGCTCATCCAGAAGCTCGGGAACAACCCGTTCGGCCGGTGGGACGACGACATCCGCACCGGGCGCTACCAGCGCACACGCGCGCACGCGATGGCCTCCGGGCTCTGGCCCGCCAGGCTCTTCGATGGCCCCGAGGCCATCATGCCCGCTGACCTCCCCGGCTGAAAGGGTCCCTCCCGATGCAGAGTTCTGACGCGCAGACGGTGGCCTGGCAGGACTTCCTGCTCAGGGAGTCGGCCATCGTCAGCCGCCTCAAGACGGAGGCGACGGGCGCGGTGGGTCTCGTCAGGGAGGTCGCGAGGGCGATCCGGTGGTTCGGGTCCCAGCAGCCGGAGACGGCCGTCGGGTCCCAGCACGGGATCGTGACCGATGGGGCCTTCACGCTGGTCAGCGGCACCTACCAGCTCAACGCGCGCGCACACACCGCCGTCGGCAAGCCCGCGGTCCAGCTCGTCGTGTTCGACAAGCACTTCTCGCGGGAGGTGGCGGACGAGGATCGCTCCCTCTTCCTCGCCATCGTCGAACGCGTCTCCCGCGGTGCCGTGGTCACGTCGTGGGACGCCGACCTCGTGTACAGCGTCGCGATCGACGTGCCGGTCCACCCGTCGCTGCTCAAGGCGGTGGGTCTCAACCGACGCAGGTTCGAGACGTGCTCGGATCCAGCGAGCCACCGAGAAGCGTTCATCGTCCCGTCCGGCTGGCACCGCTGAACCACCACCCGTAGTGGTCGAGAGCTGACGCCGACACAACGCGTATTGCCCCTGTTTTTCGGGCTTGCGCGCATATTGTCGCGTCGGTAGCTTCGGTTCCCTTCCCCTCCAGAAGGAACACCAGTCCCGCCGTGCCGAGGTGGAATCTCGGCTCGGAGGTTACGGGCTCGGTGTGCCCGGACTGGAGGTCACGAAAGCCAGGGACCGTGACGCTCACCGATCTATCCGAAGCCGATCCTTCATGCAACGCATCGTCACGCGGTGTCATCCTTCGTGAGGCCACGAAGCCGGCCCGCAAGACCCCGCCGAAGGAGCCATCCCTCCGCGGGCGCGGGCTAGATGACGGAGGAAAAAATCAGGCCCCCATCTTCGTGGGGAACTGTTCCGCCTCGATGAAGGGCTGGAGGTTCTCTGCGTCGCGGTTCTGGGGGACGATGCTGGAGGAGCTGGAGGACGAGTCCCTGAGGCGCTCACTCGGCAAGAGGCTGGAGGGGTTCAAGACCTGCGGGAAGGCCGTCTCTGTCCGGAGGTGCGACGGGTGCGGGATGGCCAGGGGAGGGAGCGGCACGTTCCGGGGGACGCGCACCTGCAAGACGAAGGCATGTCCGGTGTGCTCCCGTCTCCGAGCCCAGCGCTACTCCGAGTGGGTCGAGTCGGCGTGGGGGGCGCTGGAGGTGGTGGAGGGCTACTCCTGGCACTGGCTGACCCTCACGACGAAGTACGACCCCTACTCGGAGGACGACTGCTCCTGGGAGGCGCTGAGGGTCCGGGCGCGCGCCTGCGCGACCTCCAGCTCGAAGGTCTGGGAGAAGCTCCTCTCGTCTGGCCCCGGGACAGGCGCGCTCAGGACCATCGAGGTGAGCCGGCGCGGGATGGTCCACGCCAACCTCCTCTACTACGGACCCCCGCTCGACCTGGCCAAGGTGGAGGCGCTCACCCAGAAGGTCTCGCCGGTCATGGGGCACGCGCACCTGGAGAAGGTCTCGCGCAACGTCATCGGCAAGAAGGGCGACCGGAAGAAGGCCCCAAAGAAGCGCGAGGAAGAGTTCGAGGAAGACGAGGATCCGCGCGGCTCGCTGGAGGGCCTCAAGAAGGTCGCGAAGTACATCTCCAAGGGGCTCGACCACGAGTGCCGGTCCATGGATCTACAGGACGAGGACTGGGTCACCGGCGAGACCGTGCTCGTGACCGCATCCCCGCTCCTCGCGGCCAGGTGGGAGTTCGCCACCTACCGGATGCACCTGGCCCAGCGCTACGGCGCGCTCCGCGGGCTGGAACTGGACGAGCACGGAGAGGACTCCAAGCCGGAAAACGAAGACGACGCGCACGTCGCGTGCTCGTGCTGCGGCACGGTCGGCGAGTGGCGGACCTCCTTCGTTGCCACCGACCGGTGGTTCCGGGAATGCCACCAGCGCGGGATCAAAGCGCTCCACGCCACGCCGGAGACATGGTCCTCTCGGACGTGGCACGATCCGCCTCCGGACGACCCTCTTTGACAACGGGATCTGAGCCGGCAACACTCGTCAGTGTGAGTGGAAACGCCAAGCACAAGCACTCCCCGATCCGCTGTCGTGGGTGCGGCGGCGACCTCGTGAAGGGGTCTCCCGAGTGCGTCAGGGTCGAGGCCGGCCGCATCCGCGGCATGGACGAGGGCTACGAGGACTGGGACGGAAAGTCCGAGCCGTGGGGGTACATGCACCTGCGGTGCTTCTACCTCGCAGTCGGTGACCCGCGCGCAGTGGAGACCCTGGTCGAGGCGTCGCATCCGAGCTGAGTCTCTGGCCCTGGGGCCACTTGACTGACGCAAAATCCAGTATAAGATACTGGAGAGGTGTCAGTCATGGAAGGAACCAGGTACGTCGAGATTCCGGCGGACTCCATCATGGGCCTGCTGACGGAGATCGGTCAGAAGGTCGCCGCCAAGGGTGGCGGGATGGGGGAGACGGTGGTCTGGCGCGAGCGCGTCGTGGACCTCCAGCCGGCCCAGTCGAAGACGGTGGTGCGCGTCTTCACGTCCCTCGCGCGCGGCGAGGACGCGGTGCGTGGATGCGGCGAGGACGCCGTGCGCATCGTCATCGGCTTCATCGGTCGCGCTCGCGACGGGCAGGAGCGGTTCTTCCCGCTCACGGACGGGCGACGCATCTACCGCACGGCGCCGACCCAGCTCGCCCACGAGAAGCGCGTCGAGGCGTTCCTCGACCGGTTCAAGGTGGCCCTCCGCGAGGTCTACGACGACGCCCGCAAGTGGACCGCCTGCCCCGCGTGCGGAGCACCGATGCAGATCCGGACGAACAAGGGGAACAGCACCAAGTTCTGGGGCTGCACCGCGTTCCCCGGATGCCGCGGAACGCGCCCCGCGTGATGCTTTCTTGACAGACGCCATCTATCAGCTATCATGGCTCTGTCGGCTCGACTGAACGAGCGACTCGCCCCGGCATGAGCCGGAAGGAGAAAATCATGGGACTCGGAGATCTGGTTCGTGGAGCGTCCGTCGGTTCGGCCCAGTCGGAGGGTGACATCCTCAAGGGCCTGAACCCGGAACAGACCGAGGTGGTCCTTCACGACAAGGGGCCGCTGCTCGCGGTGGCCGTGGCAGGGGCGGGCAAGACCGCCGCGATCGTGCGTCGCATGGCGTACCTGGTGAAGGTGCGCGGCGTCGCGCCGAACCGGATCCTCGCCGTGACGTTCTCCCGCAAGGGCGCGGACGAGATGAACGAGCGCTTGGTCTCCCTGATCGGTGAGACCGAGGCGCGCGTGGGGACCTTCCACTCGCTGGCCTACGAGATCCTCCGCAAGGAGGGGATGGCCGACGGGTGGAACGTGGACGACCGCGACCGGTACCGGATCTGCGTGAAGGACGCGGTCGGGTACAAGGAGCTGAACTGGAAGGTCGCCGACGTGACCCTCATCGTGGACTTCGTCGGGAAGTGCAAGGCGGCGCTCGCGCGCCCCGACGCGCCCGAGGCCGAGGAGATCGCGCGCGGGTTCTACCGCAAGGCGCCTTCGGCGAAGACGGTGCCCTCGATGCTCCTGCGGGCGTACCACCGAGCCGAGGAGCTGCGGAAGGACCGCCGGCTCCTGACCTTCGACGACATGCTCTTCGACGCCGTCGAGGCGTTCCAGCTCCACGAGGAGCTGCGCAACCGCTGGGCGAGCCGCTGGGACTACGTCATCCAGGACGAGGCTCAGGACCAGAACCTCGCGCAGCTCATGATGGGCGAGCTGCTCGCGAAGGAGCACAAGAACTACTGCCTGGTCGGCGACCCCGCCCAGACCATCTACACCTGGCGCGGCGCTCAGCCCTCCAAGCTCCTCGGGTTCGAGGCCGCGTGGGGCGCCAAGGTCGTGCGGATGGGTCGGAACTACCGGTGCGGATCGGTCATCATCGACGCGGCGAACAAGGCGCTCGACGCGATGGACCCCGCGCAGCGGCTTCCGATCTCGATGATCGCCGAGCGCGGGACGACCGGTGAGGTCGTGACCAAGGTCTTCCAGGACCTCGACGCCGAGGGACAGGAGATCGGATCGCGCGTTCTGGCGATGGCCCAGGACGGCAAGGCGTACGGCGACATCGCGGTCCTCTACCGCACCAACGCCCAGTCGCGAGCGGTCGAGGAGGCGATGCTCTCGGCGCGCATCCCCTACCGGATCATCGGAGGGACGAACTTCTACGAGCGTCGCGAGGTCCGGTCGCTGCTCGCGTACCTCCGCCTGGCGGACGGGCGCGGCGAGCTGGAGGACATCGAGAAGTGCATCAACGCCCCGTTCCGGTTCCTCGGGCGGGCCTTCGTGGAGCGAGTCACGGACGGTGCGCGCCGCGAGTTCGCTCAGATCAAGGGCACCAACCAGAAGATCAACTGGACCTCTCTCGTGCGCCAGGTGGCCCAGCAGGCCGGCATCCAGACCCGCCAGCGTGAGAGCGCGTACGAGTGGGCCGACATGATCGACATGGCCAGCAAGGGGATCGCGCTCGCTGCCGAGCCCGAGGCGCCGGCCGACCAGAAGAACCTCGGCAAGCCGGCGAAGCTCCTGGAGGACATCGTCCGCCTCACCCGCTACACGGCGTGGCTGGAGAAGGACGAGGGCGAGGAGACCACGGAGAACAGCCGCGTGAGCAACGTCCGCGAGCTGATCCGAGCGGCGGGACGCTTCCCCACCGTGAAGGAGCTGCTCAACTACATCGACGAGGTCGGCAAGAAGGCGCGCCGGGCGCGCAACGAGGACGGCGAGAACCCGAACAAGGTCACCCTCACCACGCTGCACCGGTCCAAGGGACTGGAGTGGCCGGTGGTGTTCCTGGTCGGGGTGAGCGACGGCATCCTCCCCCACGCGCGCTGCGAGGACGAGGAAGAGGAGCGCCGGCTCTTCTACGTGGGCGTCACCCGGGCGCGCGACCTGCTCCACGTGAGCGCGGTGAGCAACGTGTCGCTCGGCTCGAAGGTCATCATGACCGAGCCCTCGCCGTTCATCACGGAAGCCGGCCTGGTTCCGGTCTTCCACGACGAGGTCGGCGACCTCCGCTTCCACGACGACGACTCGGTCACCCGGGCGGACACGGACTCGGCCAGCCGGAGCGAGCCCGGGGACGACGAGCCGAACTGAGTTCAGCGGACCACGTCACCGAGGGGCACGAACGGTCCGAACGCGACCGTCTTCGTGCGCCCTCGGTACACGCACACGGCGTCCGAACACGGCGGCGGAGAGCCGCTCGTCGGAAGCGTCCCAGGCGTCCAGTCCGACCAGTCCACCTGGAGGTGCTGGCTGCTGAGGACGGCGCGCACGAGCACCGTGCGCCCCTGCGCCTGGAACAGGTCGCCAGGACGAAGGCGGAGCGCGGTCCAGTCGAGGGACGGTGTCGTGGACATCACGATGTCGGAGCCCGAGGAGAAGAGCACCGTTCCAGCCGGCAGCGTGACGCTGGAGACCGGCTTGGTGACCTCCAGGTCCCAGCTCGCCGAGACGAGAGGAAGGTCCCACGTGTCCTCTCGGCGGACGTGGATGATGACCTGGCCGTTCGTGTCCGAGACGATCTCGATCTCCTCCGGGTCGTAGCTCCGCTTCACGATCATCGCTGCCTCGTTCCCGAGGACGACGCGGTTGCGAAGCGAGGTGGGGACGCCACCGGCGCCGATCTTGGCGGCGAACCGCAGGACCGAGTCCGAGATCGCCACCCTGTCCGGCGGGTCGCCGTCGTTCTGGATCTGCACGCCGATGGCGATGTCGTCGCCGCGGTAGAAGCGGATCTCCTGGGCGTGCGGGAGGATGGTGGCGGACAGCTCGGGGAACACGGCGATCACCTCTGGGTCGGAGAAGACCACGCCCAAGACGCCCACGTCGATCGTCGGGACGCGGTCCACGTGGTCACCTGCGCGCCATGCCGCCCTGGGCGGACATGAGCTGGACGGTCACCCGGATGCCGCGAGCTGCGGCGGCGGCCATGAGGAGAGAGCGGATGGCCTCCGCGTTCGCGCCTCGCTTGCCGACCAGAGAGCCGGCCTCCTCTTCGCGGCACGTCACCTCGAAGGCCACGAAGCCGGTCGGCGACACCGCGCGGCCGATCACGATGTCGGCTGGGTGATCGACGATCGACTTGGCCATGGTGGAGAGCAGGAACTCCAGCTCGTCCACCGCCTCGTCGAGGCTCTTCTTCATCTTCTTCATCGGGACGGGTTCACCCATGTCCGACCTGCTCCTTCTTCCTTCCTAGCGGTTGAGCCCTGGCGAATCACAGTGTACGATGGCACTTCCAATCGCGGAAGAACCACCGCGAAGAAGGAGAAGCAGATGCCGAAGAAGGCGGAGAAGAAGAGCGCTCTCGACCTCGTCTCGTGGATCGACGGTTTGCCCGACAAGGGCGGCCCGTGGGGCAAGGGCATCATCGACACGGTGATGTCCTTCGAGAAGGAGGCCGAGGAGGCCGACTCCCAGATCGCCAAGCTCGAAGAGCAGGTCAAGGCCATGAAGGACCGCGCCGCACAGCGGCGCACGATGGCCATCCAGACTGCCAGGCGCGCGGGCCGCGAGGCCCAGAAGCTCTACGGCGCGGACGACCTCAAGAAGGCCGGCCTCACCGAGGGCTGAGGTGCAGGAACCGAAGGCGCTGCTGGAGGCTCTCCGGCAGACACGGTTTCGGTTCACCTCCGAGGACGACCTCCAGCGCGGCATCGCCAAGCTGCTGGAGGAGCGGTCGATCCCGCACCAGCGGGAGTATCGTCTCGATGCCCAGTCCCGTCTCGACTTCCTGGTCGATGGCGGGCTGGGCATCGAGGTGAAGATCGACGGCTCAGCGAGCGACCTCGGCTACCAGGTGCTCCGCTACCTCAGGCACGAGGTGGTGAAGGGCGTCGTGGTCATCACCTCGCGGTCATCGCACCGGGACCTCCCTCGCGAGATGGAGGGGAAGCCGGTGTGGGTCGTCTACCTCTTCACCAGCGCGTTCTGAACATGGTCGTTCGCACCTACGGGTCCATGGTCCTCGAAGGCAACACGTGGGTCGTCCACGCGGAGCCGCACGTCATGATGAAGATCCGCAGGGTCTTCACGCGCGCCCAGTTCAGGCTCGGGTCCATGGAGCTGAGGGACTCGGAGGAGGTCTGCAAGGACCTGCTCTGGTTCATGGAGCGGTACCCGCTGGCCGTGGAACCGGACCACCGCGCGAAGCTGCTCCAGTCCGCGAAGGCGTACGATGCCAGGGCCGACGCGTTCGCCGGGATCCTCTCGGGCAGGATGGAGCCCAAGCAGGTCGAGCTGGCGCTCCCGATGCGCCACTACCAGCGCATCGCATCGGACCTCGCTCTTCGCGTGAAGGGTCTCCTGATCGCCGACGAGCTGGGCATCGGCAAGACGGTGATGGCGATCGGAGCGCTCACCGATCCTCGCACGCGGCCGGCGCTCGTCGTGACGCTGACCCATCTCCCAAAGCAGTGGGAGCGCGAGTTCGCGAAGTTCGCCCCCGGACTCACGACGCACATCGTGAAGAAGGGCACGCCCTACGACATCGTGCTCAAGAAGCCGAAGAGGGGGCAGCTCTCACTGATCGAGCCCGAGTTCCCCGACGTGCTCATCATCAACTACCACAAGCTCGCGGGATGGCGCGACACGCTCTCGGGCATCATGCGCTGCGTCGTCTTCGACGAGGTCCAAGAGCTGCGCCACGACGGATCCGACAAGTACAAGGCGGCCGAGCACATCGCCAGCGGCGCATCGTTCCGCATCGGGCTGTCGGCCACGCCGATCTACAACTACGGCTCCGAGTTCTGGAACGTGATCAACGTCCTGCACCACGATGCCCTCGGGACGAAGATCGAGTTCGTCCGAGAGTGGTGCAACAACTCCATGGACATGCAGGGGCGAGGTCGGGTCGGAGACCCGAAGGCGTTCGGAACGTACCTACGCGAGCACGGGCTCATGATCCGCCGGACGCGCCGCGACGTGGGCCGCGAGCTGCCGGCGCTGACCCGCACGCCGCACTACGTGGACTCCGACGTGAAGGTGCTCGACAAGGTGAAGTCGAGCGCGGTCGATCTCGCCAGGTTCCTCCTGGAGCGTCAGGGATCGACCTTCGATCGGATGAGGGTCGGCGGCGAGCTGGACTGGAAGATGCGTCAGGCGACGGGGCTGGCCAAGGCGCCGTTCGTCGCCGAGTTCGTGCGGATGATCGCGGAGGCCGGCGAGAAGGTCGTCCTGTACGGGTGGCACCACGCCGTCTACCAGGTCTGGATCGACCGCTTCAAGGCGCACGGGTTGAAGGTCGGGCTGTTCACCGGCCAGGAGAGCCCGAGCCAGAAGGAGAAGGCGAGGACCGACTTCATCGAGGGGGACACGAACGTCCTCATCATGAGCCTCCGAGCTGGTGCGGGCCTGGACGGCCTCCAACACGTCTGCCGGACCGTCATCTTCGGCGAGCTGGACTGGTCGCCGGGTGTCCACGAGCAGTGCGTCGGGCGCGTCTACCGAGACGGCCAACAAGACCCGGTCGTCGCCTACTTCCTCGTGTCCGAGGAGGGGAGCGATCCCGTCATCGCCGACGTGCTCGGCCTCAAGAAGGCCCAGATCGAAGGCGTGCGCGACCCAGACGCCGATCTGCTGGAGCGAGCGGAGCCGCCGGAGAACGGCATCCGCAGGCTCGCGGAGTCGGTCCTCCGGTCGCAGGGCATCGACCCGGCCACCATCATTCCTCTTGACCAATCAACGTCAGATGATAAGATGGCAGGGTCTCAGCAAGACGAAGCAGAAAGACCACAAGCAGAAGAAGGAGGGTGAACCCTATGGGTGGCCAGCTCATCGAAGGCAAGGGCGTCTCGCGTACGAACGGTTTCGCGGTCACCGCGCACACGCTCACCATCATCGGCATCGACACGCCGCACAGGTCGATGTCCGAGCACCGTCTCTACGACAAGCGCGTCCACCTGCCGATCGAGCAGGGCGGTCACCAGGGCATCCCCGACGACCATCCGCACGTGCTCTCCATGAAGGAGTACGGCGTCCAGCAGCCCGTCCTCGTCGAGGTCGTGGAGGTCGAGGGCAAGGACCTCTACATCGTCGTCGATGGTCGCGGTCGCGTGATCAAGCAGCGCATCGCCGACCGTCTCCTCAAGGCCGAAGGCCGCGCTGGCAAGCCGGTGCCGTGCATCGCGCGTCGGGCCAACGCGAACATCGAGAAGATCGATCGCGCCCTCGGCATCGTGCTGAACGAGCATCGGACCGAGGACTCCATCCTCAACCGGGCCCAGAAGGCGCAGTACCTCCTCAGCACCGGCGACACGGTCGATACCGTCGCGCGTCTCTTCGGGCGCTCGGAGCAGACCATCAACGAGTGGGTGAAGCTGCTCGACATGCCGGCGTTCGCGCAGAACGCTGTCGAACAGGGCTCGGTGTCGGCGAGCGCGGCCGTCAAGCTCGCCGGGATGCCCAAGGACGAGATGAAGGCGGCCATCGAGAAGCTGGCTTCCGAGGGCGGCGGGGCGAAGGTGGCGACGGCCATCGCGAAGGGCTCCAAGAACGGCACCGGCGGGGCGAAGGGTCAGAAGGACGACCAGCCGCTCGTCGCGCCGTCGAAGCGGGCGATCAAGAAGGCCATCGAGAACGGCAAGGGCATCCTCTCCGACGACTTCATCCTCGGTCTCCGCATCGCGATCGGCGACGCGCCGCCGAACAGGGTGAAGGGGCTGGTCGCTCTCCTCCGAGGAGACGATCCCGGCGCGGCGGAGTGAGCTTCACCGGACCTCCGCGGACCAGACATCGGCCAGTTCCCCACCCCCCTTCTCTGGCTGGTGCGAGGTCCGCGGAGGCACCGGGAAGAAAAACGACACGGGCTTAGCTTTTTCTTCTTGACGCCTCGTTTGACCGCTGGCACATCACGAAGACCCTAGAGAGAGACCATGTCTTCCAGAACCCTCAAGCCCAGCCTCGCGACGTATCCGGCGATCATGCCGGCGGCGTCGTGGTGCGCCTTGGCCGAAGGGTGCGTGGATTCGCTCTTCGTCAACGCCATCCGCCACCAGGAGGGTACCTCCGGGGCGACCTAGCTCTCATCCCACCAGGGATCGATGACGCGAAGGCCGCCCCGGGAAACCGAGGCGGCCTTCGGCGTTATGGGCCCTGACTCCACACGGAGCTGACGCGGCACTGGTAGCCGTACCCGGCTGTAACCCGGGCGCCTTCGGGCACTGAGAGTTCGAGTCTCTCCAGCTCCATCGCGATGACCACCAGGACCAAGGAGAAACGGACCCCCAGCTCCAGCTCGGGGTCGTAGTTCAACGGCAGAACAGCCGGCTTTTACCCGGACCGATGAGGGTTCGATCCCCTCCGGCCCCACACGCGTCGGAAGCTAGTTGGAACAGCACCCGGCTCTTACCCGGGAGACCGAGGGTTCGATCCCCTCTCGACGCATCCAGGCTCGTCTAGTGGCAGGACAACGGTCTCTGGAACCGTGAAGCGGGGTTCGAGTCCCTGGCCTGGAACTAGGTTCTCTGAAAACTGAATAGGAAGCCATTCAGGCGGTCCCCTCGGGGGCCGCGGGAAGGGACTCGCACGCGCGGACATGCCCATACGGGCGCGCGTGTGCGAGGGCCCGACCAGATGGTGGGGTAGCTCAGTGGTTAGAGCGACAGACTGTTAGCCTGTTGGTCGGGGGTTCGACTCCCTCCCCCATCGTTGGTAGAACTCGACTCGTTATGCCGGAACTGGTCCGAAGGGTCTGTCCGAAGCACGGCGAGTGCGACTACTACGTCTTCAAGCATCGAATCAGGTGTAAGCAGTGCCAGATCGACTCCGTCACGAGTCGGCGCAGGCGCGTGAGGGAGATTCTCGTTGCCGAACACGGCGGAACCTGTTCTCGGTGCGGGTATTCTAGGTGCAAAGCGGCGCTGGAGTTCCACCACAAGGATCCGAGTCAGAAGGACCCTGTCGTCCTCAGCTCGGGCAACACGAACGGCATCGCGACCATGCGAGCCGAAGCCGCAAAGTGCATCCTCGTGTGCGCGAACTGTCATCGCGAGATTCACGAGGAGATGGGTCACGGTGCAGATCGGTCGTCGTAGACCGAAGTGCGTGGGTTCAACTCCCACCCCCATCGTAGGGCGAATGCCAGTGGGAGTACATCTCTTGAACAGATCAACTCTCTCACGAACTCTCGTCGCCCGCATTCCAGGGAAGAGTCAAATGGTGCGACGCCCGTCTGTTCAACGGGATGTTGGGGGTTCGAGTCCCTCCCCTGGAGCTTCTAGGTCACGGTCTGGGTAACCGGGCGAGACTCCAAATCTTGTGCTACTTTGGAGTCCATGCGGACCTGTTCTAGGTGCAAGCAGGAGAAGCCGGACGAGCAGTTCGCGGAGCGAGCTGGACGCCCAGGTCGCAGACAGTCGGCGTGCATCGACTGTATGCGCGCCTACCGTCGCGAGCACTACCGGAGCAACCCGGAGCCGTACAAGGCGCGCGCGAAGGCCAGGTTCAAGAAGGACCGGTTCGAGATCCGAGTTCGTGTGAAACGGATCATGGTCGAGATGGGATGCGCGGACTGCCCGGAGCGAGACCCGCTCGTGCTCGACTTCGACCACGTGCGTGACCAGAAGAGGATGGATGTCAGTCGGATGGTCACGCTTGAGATGTCGTGGGAGAGCATCGAGGAGGAGATCAAGAAGTGCGAAGTGGTGTGCGCGAACTGCCACCGGCGTCGGACAGCCACGCGAGCTGGATGGGGCGAGAAACTCAGGAACGCATTGAAGGTCACGGGCTAAGGTAGCCAACTGGATTCCAAATCCGGAGGACGGGGTTCGATTCCTCGGTGGCCTGTAGGGTGAATGCTGTCAGGACCACATCTTCCACCACCAACCGGAAGAGTCTGCCCAAAAGGCGACTCAACGTCTTGACGAACCTCGTCACCCGCTATGCCTCGTGACGCGCCTGGGGCGCGGCCTGCTTGTCGAGCAGCGCGAGATGGGTTCGATTCCCATACGAGGCGTGGATGACCTCGTCCGGATGCCAGTCTGGATGGGACGCATGGCCTCACCCCTGGCAGGGTGAAATGCACACTGGGCTCGCTGCCCAGCGGAGCGGAGATGGCCGACCGCCGGTGGGCGACAGCCTGCCGTGGTGTACGCGACCGGAGGTCACCTCTGCCTCTCAAGCTAACCAGGTGGAAGCGCCGGTTTGAAAGTCCGGAGGGCTCGGATCGATACCGAGGAGAGGCACTACGACGAATGCCGGCTGGGACTACAAGACAAACGGATAGTCAGGACCCAAAAGGTCCCATACCTGGTTCGATTCCAGGGATGTCTCGGCTCCACTTGTTGTCGTTCTCGGGATGTACCTCAGATGGAAGAGGGCCGGCTTTGGGTGCCGGCTGCCGTGGGTTCGACCCCCACCATCCCGACTCGGGTGAATGCTCGGATGGGACTACATCGACTGGAACTCGATCGAGCCAGGTTCAACTCCTGGACGTGCCCGAAAGGGTGCGTGGCGTGGGCCTAGATAACGTCTCAGCCACCACTTGTCACTCGAATGGGTCTGTAGCTCAGTTGGGAGAGCGCCGGCTTCGCAAGTCGGAGGTTCACGGGTTCGACCCCCGTCAGATCCACTGGTGAGAATGCAGCATCGACTACATGGTTCGACTCCATGTCCAGCGCGAGCTGGTCAGGTCTGTCGTTGCGATCCTCGTCTCACCTATGTCCCGTTCGTCTAGATGGCCAAGGATGCTCGACTCTCACTCGGGCGACGGTGGGTTCAAATCCCCCACGGGACGCTTTTGCTCTCACACGGAGGCTCGATAGGGCTGTCCACCCGAACTCGTCGCGCAAGCGAATGCTGGGCAGGGACTACATCACAATCGAACCGTAACTTCGACCAAAGACCGGGATTCCCGACCAGTCAGCCTCCACCATGTCCTCGTAGCTCAGTGGATAGAGCATCCGCTTCCTAAGCGGGTGGTCGCAGGTTCGAGTCCTGCCGAGGACGCTAGGGAGAATGCTCGCGAAGGACTACATGGCCACATAAGCCCCTGGTCGCTGGTTCGAGTCCAGCCCGCCCCATTCACACGGGGTGGTAGCTCAGTTGGTAGAGCGGGGAAAACACGTCTTAGCAATACTTGTCTCCCTTCTTTTCATGGTGGTCGATCCCGAAGTGGTGGAGGGGCTCGGTTGTGACCCGGGTGCAAGGCGGTTCGACTCCGCTCGACCACACCAAGGTGCGGAAGTAACCGGTTGTTCTGGACCGCCTGATAAGCGGTCTGTGGTAGGGTTCGACTCCCTCCCGCACCATCCGTCCAGTAGCTCAACGGAAGAGCACCTGCTCGACACGCAGGAGGTCGTGGGGTCAGCTCCCACCTGAACGACTCACGGGTCCGTAGCTCAGTTGGGAGAGCGCCTCGATGGCATCGAGGAGGCCAGCGGTTCGACCCCGCTCGGATCCAGTGTAGGATGATCGCATGAGCCTCGCCGACCAGCTCGAAGAAGCGACGCAGGAAGCCCAGTACGTGGTCAGGTGGGTCACCAACGTAGACCACCCGGAGAAGCGCGACGCCTCTTACGCGGCCAGGGACAAGGTCAGCGTCTCCGCGCACAAGGCCGTCTTCACGAGGAAGGAGTCGGCGATGGGGAGAGCCAAGGAGCTGATCGGCGGCGACGAGGACTTCGCCTCCGAGTTCACCTCCAAGGTCGAGGTCTACCAGGTCCTCGCGAACGGCCGGACGCGTCAGATCATGAAGACGGTCGAGCGCGAACGCGGAGAGGACGGCAAGATCCGAAGCGTCTGAGGGCTCCGTAGCTCAGTGGGAGAGCGCTCGCCCTGCAAGCGGGAGGTCGCGGGTTCGACCCCCGTCGAGTCCAGTTACGCCGCTCAGGTCCAGATGGCGGGGCACCCCCTTGGTACGGGGGAGGTGGCGGGTTCGATTCCCGCGAGCGGCTCTCAAGCGGGCATGGCCGAGTGGCTAGGCTCTGGGCTTCCAACCCAGCGTCGTGGTAGAAGCTGTGAGTGGCGCACAAAGACCCGGAGGCCAGGCGCGCGTACAGAGCAAAGTGGCACGCCGCTAACTACGGTGGGGAGCGAGCGGTGGCGCACCGCGCATCGGTCAAAGAGAGAAGGAGGGCCATTCAGAAGTTCGCTCATGCCTGCAAGGCGGAGCGAGGGTGCGCACGGTGCTCCGAGCGAGACCCTGTGTGCCTCGACTTTCACCACGACGACGGGACGAAAGAGATCGGCATCTCACAGGCAGCACGCCGAGGATGGTCGATCGACAGGCTTCTCGCCGAGATCAAGAAGTGCGAGGTGCTCTGTTCAAACTGTCATCGCAAGCATCACGCGGGCATGGCCGAGAGGTGAGGCACCTGGCTTCCAACCAGGCTCACGCGAGTTCGATCCTCGCTGCCCGCTCTGGCCCTGGGCCAGGCCGACGGCCCTCTCGCCAGGGGGTCGGACGGCTGGCCCTCGGGCCTTCATCGACGGCGCGATCTTCCGGGAAGGACACCGGCTGCAACCCGGTGAAGGGCGGCTCGACTCCGCCTCGCGCCTCTACGTGTCCTCGTAGCTCAGCGGAAGAGCGCCAGCCTTCTAAGCTGGCGGTCGGAGGTTCGATCCCTCCCGAGGATGCCATGCCCCTGTAGCTCAACGGACAGAGCACGCGGCTACGAACCGCGGGATGGGAGTTCGATTCTCTCCGGGGGGTGCTCACGACGGATCCATGCTCTCGTAGCTCAGATGGAAGAGCGTCGCCCTCCGAAGGCGAAGGTCCGCAGGTTCGATCCCTGCCGGGGGTGCTAGAGGTAGATCCTGGGCGGGGCTCGGCCTACACTCGCCCGTCAGGAGGCCCACTTCATGGCCAGCACGGTCACCACCTTCGCCGTCTTCCAGACCCTCCTCCAGCGGTCGGTGGACCTCGATCCCAACCTCGATTCCGCCACGAAGGCGGCGATGAAGACCCGCATCCAGAACCTCGTGCGCGAGCAGGAGATCGTCCTGGACCAGGAGAAGGCGCAGTCGGTGACCGGCGCCGTCACCGAGAACACGACGACCAAGTCGCTCGACGTGGCCATCGCGGCGCTCGGGACGAACAGGGTCGAGTTCGACCCGATCCAGTTCTTCGTCCCCGTCACCGTGGACGGCACCAGGGGCATCCGCGGGTTCCTGCCCGGTCACGCCGGGACGAGCGTTCTGCCGCTCGTCGCGCAGTCGGGGATCACCCTCCAGTACCGTCTCTCCTCGGGCGCCCCGTGGGCGACGTTCGACCGGACGACGGTCCTCCAGGAGGTCACCTGGATCCAGTTCGCCGCGGCCATCGCCGACCAGGTGGCGGCCAGCTCGCTGCCCGCCCTCCACATCCACGCCGAGCAGGTCTGACCATGAGCATCGCCCAGCTTCTCGAAGAGAGCCTCGCCCCCGCCACCAGGGACTACGGTCCCAGGATCACCGTCAAGATGCCGAAGATGGAGGGCATCGAGGAGGCGCAGCAGGTCGATGCCGCGCTCGCGTTCCCTGGGGAGGACGACACGACGAAGCCTGGCAGCTTCAAGATCAGCTCGAAGGCGCTCTCCCTCTTCAAGAGGGAGCTGGGTGACGGGTGGCAGCCGGAGCAGGCGCTCTTCACGCGCCAGCGCCAGGTCATCACGGACCTCTCGCAGGAGGAGCTGGCGGAGCTGTTCGGTGCCGAGCGGATCGACCTGGCCCAGGACGCCATCGCAGGCAACCCGCGCAAGGCGTTCAACAAGTGGCTCATGATGAGCGCCAAGGTCAGCCCGAAGCTCGGCAAGCTCGTGCGCGCCGCGCCGGACAACGCGGCGCTCCTCTTCTACCTCACGGTCGTGCGTGTCTCCGGGCGCGACATGGCCGACATCATCCTCAAGCGGTACTTCGAGACCGAGTCCGACCACATCGGCGCGGTGAAGGCGCGCATGAAGGTCGAGGCGCTGGAGGAGGCCATCCTCGAAGCTCGGCTCGCCAGTTCGGACGACATCGAGGAGGCGATCGACGAGTACGACAACATCGTCAAGACCATGCGCAACCGCGTGGCCTACAGGAAGTCGGTCCTCGACGAGGTGCGCCGCATGGAGCAGCAGTCGAAGATCCTGCGCCGGCTGCTCGAACGCGAATGACCTTGACGGCTGGCTCGCGATGGGCCAGCCTCACGATGCGGAGTGGAGCAGTCTGGTAGCTCGCCGGCCTCATAAGCCGGAGGTCGTCAGTTCAAATCTGACCTCTCGCAATACCCCACTTCCCCCAACCGCTCCGCGAGGAGCCGGGGGAGGTGCCGTGGACAAGCTCAATGGGCCCGGCGCTCCTCGCGGATGCCGGTTCGTCAATGCCGAGGCCCGCAGGGCGGCGGCGCCTCTCATACGGGCGGCTGCGTGGGGTTCGAGTCCCTCCTTCGGCATTTTCGGGACGGTTCGTGATAGTCTCGAAAACATGAGGTGCGCGAAGTGCGGTCCGCTGCCGGACGAGCAGTTCCACAAGACGGCTAAGGACGGTGGGTACTGCCGAGCCTGTCGCAGCGCCTACTCGAAGGAGCACTACAGGCGCAACAAGACGACGTACAACACGCGTCGTGGAGCCTGGCGCAGGGTCTACAGGAAGCGTCTTGCCGAGATGGTGTTGGCGGCCAAGAAGGACCGCAAGTGCGCTGACTGCACCGACGTGCATCCTCCGTGGGCGATGGAGTTCGACCACAGAGACCCGGCGACCAAGCTCTTCAACATCGCGGATGGCGTGGGTGCCGGTGTTTCTGTAGCCGCGATGAGGGCAGAACTGGAGAAGTGCGATCTGGTGTGTGTGCTGTGCCATCGGTACAGGACACACGGCGAAAGAAGGTTTTTCGGGGTGTAGCGCAGGGGAAGCGCGTCTGCTTCGGGAGCAGAAGGTCGTGGGTTCGATCCCCACCACCCCGACTCCTATCAGTCCGTCACGGACTGATAGTTCGCTGACAGTTCGCACGGGTAGCTCAGTGGAAGAGCAGCGGTCTCACACGCCGCGGGCCGTGGGTTCGACCCCCACCTCGTGCATCGATCGACGACGAGAGGGACCACCGGGTGCCAACACCCGGAACCGGTCGCCGCGCAGTGGAGAGGCGGCGCCGCCGATCCTCGGTGTCCGTGGGTTCGCCCAGAACGGTCCCTCCCGTCGTCGATCGAGAACGCGGACGTGGCGTAATGGCAGCCGCGCCAGCTTGAGGTGCTGGTGGTCTCTGTACCGTGAGGGTTCGACCCCCCTCCGTCCGCATGTTCGTCCAGGTGGCGTAATGGCAGCCGCGCCGGTCTCAGAAGCCGGTGGTCATCGTACCGTGAGGGTTCGACTCCCTCCCTGGACATTCAACGCGAGCGTGGTGGAACGGAAGACACTCCTGCCTCAAAAACAGGCGACCCTCCGAGGTCGTGCGGGTTCGATTCCCGCCGCTCGCACTTACTGGCGAAGAAAGGAGGAGTCCCGTGAGCAAGTCAACGTTGGTTCTGGATCAGGGCTACCAGCCGCACCGCATCGTGAGCTGGCAGCGCGCGGTCCACATGATCTTCGACGGCAAGGTCGAAGTGGTCTCGGAGTACGACGACGAGATCCGCAGCATCTCGATCACCATCAAGATGCCGGCGGTCGTCCGCCTGCTCTCGCGCGTGCGCGGACGCAAGCAGATGGTCAAGTTCTCGCGCATCAACGTCGCGACGCGGGACGGCTTCACCTGCCAGTATTGCGGGACGAAGCACCCCCTCTCGAAGCTCACCTACGACCACGTCGTGCCGCGCGCCCAGGGCGGCAAGACGGTCTGGGAGAACATCGTGATGGCGTGCTACCCCTGCAACGAGGGCAAGCGCGACCGCACGCCCGAGCAGGCAGGCATGAAGCTGCGCAAGGCGCCCGTGAAGCCGGTGTACCTGCCGGCGGTGACGATGCGCTTCGAGCTGACCAACATGCCCGACGCGTGGGCGAGCTGGTTCTACTGGAACGGAGCCCTCGAAGAGGGGTCCTGATCGACCTTCTGGACGTTCACCCATCGCCTCGGCCTGATCAGCCAAGAGCCTGGGGGACGGCAAATGCACGGGTGAAGCGCCTGGCGGCGTCCGTGGGAAGAAACCTTCGTGGAGCGATCCGCGCGGGAACCGCCAGGCTTCCGGGGTGTGGCGCAGTGGAAGCGCGCTCGGTCGGGGACCGAGAGGTCGCAGGTTCAACTCCTGTCACCCCGATACCTCTCGTGGTATAGACGAGAGGTGGACACGAGACAGAAGGGTGAGATCGCGAAGCTGCACGTCATGATGCGGGCCATGGAGCAAGGGTTCGTGGTCAGCGAGCCGACCACCGGCGCACGGTACGACCTCATCATCGACGACGGTCGGAAGCTGTGGCGGGCCCAGGTGAAGTGGGGAGGCACTCCATCGCAGCGATCTGCCGGAGCGTTCCGCGTCGAACTGCGAAGCGAGAACGGCAACGGCGGCAAGGGCTATCGGAAGCTCATGTACACCGCGCAGGAAGTGGACTGCCTCATGGTCTTCATTCCAGGTACCGGCATCGTTCGACTGCCTCACGAGCGCTTCATCGGGAAGTCGGGACTAGTCATTCGGGTCTCCCCGCCGAAGAACGGCCAGGCGTCCGGGCTGCTGTTCGCGTCAGACTACCTCTGGTGACGAGAGGTCGCCGGTTCGATCCCGGCCACCCCGATGGTACGATGACCCCTCCCACGAGGAGTCAGCCATGAAGGTCTGCCAGAAGACAGGGAAGCACTGCTACGGCTCGAAGGACCACGCGAAGCGGGTGATGCGTCACCTCGCTGCCGCGCTCCGCGTCTACCGGTGCGACTCGTGTGGGCAGTTCCACTTCACAAAGAAGCACGGGTGACCCATGCACACGACGACCTTGTCGCCCTCCATGCGGGCGCGGCTGACCGCCGCGTCCTCCAGGAGGACAGATGCACCACAAGAAGAGGAAGCCGCCGGCCGCACTGACGAAGCAGGGACGCGTCGATCGGGTCGAACTGCGCGAGATGAAGCACGGAGAGGGAACTGGCTAGGAGCCGGCACCGTCTTGAAAGCGGAGGGGCGCCTCGGCGCTGGGGTTCGAGTCCTCCCTTCTCCGTTGGAAGCCGAACTGGCCAGGGGCCAGCCCTCGTTGGAAGCGAGCGGGGACCCGCAAGGGTCTGAGGGTCGGGACCTCCGGTTTCCGTATGGAAGATGAACCGGCCAGGGAGCCGGGTCCGCCTCGAAAGCGGAACGCACTCGCAAGGGTGTGGGGGTCGGGACCTCCATCTTCCGTCGAGACGATGACCAGGAAACGGTGGACAGAGGAGCAGGACAAGCAGCTCGCCTTCGACTGGGGCGTGTTCTCCCTGGAGACCATCGCCCGCAGGCACGGGCGGACCACCACGGCCATCGTGGAGCGAGCAAAGAAGCTGGCACTCGGGGCGCCGTCGCGAGGAACCCAGACGGTGTCCGGGCTGGCGGAGGCGACGGGGTACGGGCGCACCCAGATCAGGAACGCCGCCAGAGTGCTTGGGATCAGCGTCGGGAGGCGGACGGCCGCCTACGTCGCCAAGCATCGGGACCGCAGGTACACGTCGCTCGACGAGGACGACGTGGAGAAGATCGTCGCGTTCCTCGGGTCGAGACCGGACGGGGGTCGCATCCGGTTCGAGGTCCGAGGGGCCTGGGGAGGTTCCGGCCGAGGAGGGGTCATCAAGCCGGACCAGTGCGTCTCGTGCGGCACGAAGGATCGCCCGCACTACGCCAAGGGGTTGTGCGATCGCTGCTACGACAAGAGGAGGAAGAACCGGTCAGGGGCCGGCCTCGGTTGCTAACCGAAGGGTGCCCGCAAGGGCATGGGGGTCGGGACCTCCTTCCTCCGCTACGCGGGCATGGTTCAGTGGAAGAACGCCAGCTTGCCAAGCTGGAGGTCGCGGGTTCGATCCCCGCTGCCCGCTCTCACGAATGGCTTCCTGTTCGGTTGACAATCTCATCGCATCATACAGGATGCGCTGAACAGGAGGTTGGACTATGGCCAACAAGCAGCTCTTCAAGTCGGCGAAGCCGGGCAAGACGCCCCCGGCAACGAACACCATCAACAGCGCGGGCGGCGTCGCGTACCAGGCAGGACCGCAGGAGGCTCTCGCGCAGTACGTCGCGACCGGATGCCTCGGAGCGACCTTCTACGCCTCGGCGGAGGAGCAGTTCGACAAGATCCTGGAGCTGGCGGCGAAGTGCTCGCCGGAGTTCATCGCGAAGCTCGCGATCTACGGCCGCACGTCTGCCTTCATGAAGGACACCCCGGCGCTGCTCGTCGCCCACCTGGCGACCAGGGGCCCGGAGGGCATCGCGGCGATGCGCACGGCGTTCCCGCGCGTCATCGACAACCCGAAGATGCTCCGGACCTTCGTCCAGATCCTCCGGTCCGGCAAGGTCGGCAGGAAGTCGCTCGGCACCGCTCCGAAGAAGCTCATCCAGGGCTGGTTCGGCGCGCGCTCGGACGCGCAGCTCTTCCGCGGGTCGGTCGGCAACGACCCGAGCCTCGCGGACGTGATCAAGATGGTCCACCCGAAGCCGTCCTCGGACGCGAGGAAGGACCTCTACGCGTACCTCATCGGCAAGCCGCACGACGTGGCGCAGCTCGACGGCCTGGTCCAGGCGTACGAGGCGTGGAAGCTCGATCCGTCCCGAGAGGTGCCGGACGTGCCGTTCCAGATGCTCACGGCGGCGCAGCTCACGAAGGAGCAGTGGAAGTCCATCGCCCGCCAGGCGTCCTGGCAGACGGCTCGGATGAACCTGAACACCTTCCAGCGGCATGGCGTGTTCGAGGACAAGGAGATGGTGAAGCTCATCGCGGAGAAGCTCCGTGACGAGAAGGCCATCGAGCGGGCGCGGGTCTTCCCGTACCAGCTCCTCATCGCGTACCAGAACACCGAGGGGGTCCCGATGGAGATCCAGTCGGCGCTCCAGGACGCGATGGAGATCGCGACCAAGAACGTGCCGGCGGTCACCGGACGCCTGGCCGTCTTCCCGGACGTGTCTGGATCGATGGACTCGCCGGTCACCGGCGCGCGCGGAACGGCCACGACCAAGGTCAAGTGCCGTGACGTGGCGGCCCTCGTGGCGGCGACGCTCATGCGCCGGAACCCGGATGCCATCGTCCTGCCGTTCAAGGAGGACGTGGTCCGGCTGCGCATCAACCCGCGCGACTCGATCGTCTCCATCGCCGAGAAGATCGCGAAGTGCGGTTCCGGCGGGACGAACTGCTCGGCACCGCTCCGCTACCTGAACCACGAGCGCGAGAAGATCGACCTCGCCGTCTTCGTCTCGGACAACGAGTCGTGGATGGACAGCAGGCCGGGCTTCGCGACCAACTCCTTCACGGCCGGCCTCACCAGCTCGCCGACGCAGACGATGGTCGAGTGGGAGGCTCTCCGTGCTCGGTGCCCGAAGGCGAAGATGGTCTGCATCGACATCACGCCGAACGGCACGCGCCAGGCCCCGACGCGCGAGGACATCCTCAACGTCGGCGGTTTCTCGGACGAGGTCTTCACGCTCATCGCCGAGTTCTCGGCCGGCAACGGTCGCGACCACTGGGTGAAGAAGATCGAGTCCATCACCATCTGACCCAACCCTCGGGGCCGCCTGGCCCCGGGGCCATGCCGGCGGCCCGTGGAGGGCATCCCGTCCTTGTAGCTCGGGACAGCGGGTTCGATCCCCGCAGCCGGCTTCTCCGCCCGCAAAGCGTAGACAGCGACGCACCTGATTCTCCAGGAGAGGAGGGGGCAGGTCCCTCTGCGGGCTCTCGTGCTAGGATGAACCTCTCATGTCCTCTCGTCTGTTCATCGGAAACCTCTCCTACACCGCCACCGAGCGCGACCTGCGCGACGCGTTCACCGGCCTCGGCTACCCGCCCAAGTCCGTGACCATCGTCACCGACCGCGAGACCGGCCAGGCCCGTGGCTTCGGCTTCATCGAGCTGGAGTCCCCCGAGAAGGCCAAGGAGGCCGTCTCCGTCGCCGACGGCACGCTGGTCTCCGGCAGGCCCATCCGCGTCAACGAGGCCCACGAGCGCGAACGTCCCGCCGGTGGTGGTCGCGGTGGTGCGCCGCGCCACGACGAGCGCCGCGACCGCGGCGATCGAGGCCACCGCCGGCAACGAGACAGCGACCGCTGGTGACCATCCGGGTCACGGCGGTTCGATGCCGCCGTAGACCCTGTCGGTACGGGTCACCCGCCTTTCAAGTCCCGGACGGGTCATGACAACCGTCGCGGGTTCGACTCCCGTCGGCGGCACTCGGGTGTCGTCTAACGGCAGGACGCCGGGCTTTGAACCCGGAGAATGCTGGTTCGAGTCCAGCCGCCCGAACGCATCTTGTATGGTGACGAGCGCCATGCTAGACCGGTCCGGACGTGGACAGGACGACCCGCGACTGCCGAATCTGCGGTAGGCCCATCTACTGGGACCACGGGTTCAAGGCTCGCAACTTCCGTGAGCACGAGATGGCGTGCGCCCACCGGACCGATGGGCAGCGCACCAGCTCGAAGGCTCGGTCCGAGCGCGTGCGCGTGCGCGCGCGAAGGCGGCGGCGGAAGAACAAGGACCAGCTCGACCTGCCCTTCAACAAGGAGCCGGGCGATGAGAGCTGAGATCCTGCATGGCGACTGCCGCGACCTTCTGAGGGAGCTGCCCGACAACTCGGTGGACTCGCTCGCGACGGACCCGCCGTACGAGCTATCGAACGCTCACCAGGCAAGCCCCGAGCGGGTCCTCGCGGAAGTGCTTCTCGTGAAGCACCCGAAGGTCGAACCCAAGCCCGCGCGTCACGACGTGCTTCCGCATCTCGTAGCCCAGGTTCTTCATCTGTGCCGCGGTGGGTGCCTCCCACGTCCATCGCCCTCCATGCCAGAAGGTTCCATGGCACTCGACGACGATGCGTCGGGATGGCAGTACGATGTCGTACACGCACAGGAAGGTGCCGTCGGATCGGCGGACGGGAACCTGGGTCAGGATGTCGAAGCCCAGGCGACGGTACACCTCGGCCGCTTCCTTCTCGAAGTGGCTGACGGGGGCGATGAGGCCCTCTGCGATCAGCTTCGTCATGCGGGCTGCGGCAGCCTGACGAGCGGCTTCCGGGTAGGGTTTCGCATTGGCGCGACGGGTCTCGACGCCCTTCTTCGCGGCGACCTTTCGGTCGTACTCCGCTCGGATCGTGTAGGGCTGAGTCACCACGCGCTGTCGGAGCTGGTAGGCGCAAGCGTTCGAGCAGGCGAGACGCCCATGTCGTGCGCGCTGAGCTTGGGAGGGGCTCCGGAAGAACAGCTTCCCGCAGACCGGGCACTCATGCTTCTGGCCCTTCTCCAACTCGGAGGCGCGAAGCTGGTAGCTGCACGCGCGGGAGCAGGTGGTCTGCCGTCCGTGCTTCAAGCGGTTCGCGTACGCGTAGTAGCTCCGACCGCAGACCGGGCACTGACGTTCGACTTGATCACTCATGCCAGGACCAAGTCTGGTTCGGGCGGGTTTATGAATCAAGGCTGGGACGCAACTGGCATCGCGTTTGACGTGGATCTCTGGAAGGAAGTCTACCGGGTGCTCAAGCCGGGCGCGCACGGGGCCGTCTTCGGCGCCGACCGGAAGATGCACCGGGTAGTCTGTGCGCTGGAGGACGCCGGGTTCGAGGTGCGGGCGATGGGTGCGTGGGTCTCTGCTCAGGTCTTTCCGAAGAGCCTCGACGCGTCGAAGGCGGTGGACGCGAAGCTCGGGAAAACCGCCGAGCGAGAGGTCGTCGGATCGAAGCTCGGTCGCCCCGGGTACTCCCTGGCGGAGAACGACACCGATGAGCACGCACGCGGCGTCTACAGCAAGTTCCAGAACGCCGAGGCTGAGGTGGCGATCACCGCCGCAGCCACGCCGGAGGCAGCGAAGTGGGTGGGCTGGGGCACGGCGCTCAAGACGCTCGAACCGTGGGTCCTCATTCGCAAGCCTCTCGAAGGCACCGTCGCCGAGAACCTACTCAAGTACGGCGTCGGCGCGCTCAACATCGATGGCTGCCGGCTGCCGACGGTGAGCCCACAGGACCGGGCGCGCTACGAGCAGAACGCCTCGGGCGATCGAGGTCACGACCAGGACCGCGGGCGTGGCCTCGATGGCTTCGCGATGACGGCCGGATCGGCGAGCGAGATCGGTCGTTGGCCGTCAGTCCTCATCTGCTCGGATCTCGACCTCGAAGGCCCGGTCCACGGGGTCGAGGTGTTCGGTGCCGAGGATGACGACCTCGACGGCGTGCTCGGCCCCTACACCAAGCACTTCCGGATCGGAGATCAGGTCTTGTCGTCGGTGCCCGACGACCTGTTCGCACGCTTGCTGCCCACGCTGGTGGTCTGCCCGAAGGTCGGGCCCGCCGAGCGAGAGCTGGGCTGCGACGACCTGGAGGAAGCCTGGGTGGACCCGTCGCGCAAGGACGGCTCCGCTGGTAGGGAGAGCCCTCGCGCGGGAGCCGGGCGGAAGGCGAAGCGGAAGAACATCCACCCGACCGTGAAGCCCATCTCCCTCATGCGGCACATCATCCGGATGATCACGCCGCCGGGCGGAACGGTCCTCGACACGTTCGCCGGATCGGCGGCCGGTGGCATGGCGGCCGTCTGGGAGGGCATGTCCTACATCGGCATGGAGCTGACGGACACCGACGAGCAGTCGTTCTTGCGGATCGGCAGGGCCAGGCTGGACTACGCGAAGCGGACACCGGCGCCGCCCATCGAGGCGCGTGTCGTGAAACCGAAGGAAGTCCAGGAAAATCCGCAGCTTTCCTTGTTCTGAACAGCGACGCTTGACTATCGCTTGCGATGGCGTAACATACAAGCGTCATGGAACTGGTCGTCAAAGCAACGGCGTTCGCCGAGAAGGCTCACGAGGGCCAGTTTCGGAAGGGAGGCCACGGGATCCCATACGTGACCCACCCGAAGAGCGTGATGTCCACGCTGGTCGAGCACGGGGTCACGGACGAGGTGGTGCTGGCGGCGGCGCTGCTCCACGACGTGGTGGAGGACTGCGGCGTGACCGTGGAGACCCTGGTGGCCGAGTTCGGCGCGGACGTGGCCTCGGTCGTGATGGAGGTCACCGATCCGCCTGGGTCCAAGACGAAGGCCAAGAAGGCGCAGATCGAGAAGGCGCCGACGATGAGCCATCGGGCGAAGCTGGTGAAGCTCGCCGACAAGCTGGACAACGTGAGCAGCCTCGTGCGGACCCCGCCCGGGTGGAAGCCCGAGAGCGTGAAGGGGTACGTCGAGAGCGCGACGAACGTGGTGCGGGCCATGGGCCAGGTGAACCACGGACTGGAAGTCGCCTTCTACAAGGCGGCCGGTGCCGCGCTGGCGTCGGTCGCATGAAGCTCGACACGAAGACCCCGTGTGCGTCCTGCCCGTACCGCAAGGACGTGCCGAAGAAGACCTGGCACAGGTCGGAGTTCGAGAACCTCCTGGCCCAGGACCAGAACCAGCTCGGCAAGATGTTCGGGTGCCACAAGTTCCGGTTCAGGCCGGCCGAGGAGCACCACTTCTGCGCCGGTTGGCTGCTGGACCAAAAGAGGCGCGGGTACCCGTCGCTCCACCTGAGGCTGTTCCTCATGACGAACAAGGTCACGAGCGAGCAGCTCGACGAGATCACCAGCGGCGGTCTCGACCTGTACCCGACCATCCAGGCGATGTGCCTGGCCAACGGCGTCAGGAAGGCGAAGGAGAAGCCGCCCAGCGAGCGGCTCTCCGAGTTGCACGTGAAACGTTCGACGAAGGAGACGAAGCGGTGACCATCTACGAGATCATCAACCCCAGCGACGCGATGACCATCGAGGCTGACGATGACCGGGTGGCAGCCGCGGTCGGCATCCTGCTCGGGGAAGGCAAGATCGGAGTCACGTCGGAGGACGGTCGGGACGTTCTTCCGCTCCTCCTCTTCGGAGGGGAGAAGTACGTCAACGAGTTCCTCGAACGGCTCTACCCGGAGAAGCTCAGCGAGTTCATCGACTCGAACCTGGAGCCCATCGCGAAGTGCCTGGAGTCGATCGTCTACGGGTGCGTCTCCGACAGAAAGGCCATCGTCGCCGCCGTGGGGATCGACGCATCGCCCGAGGCGATGGCCAGGTTCAACGACGCGAAGCGGTCGAGCCTCAACGACTTCTCCGCGTACGCTCACAGCCTCGCCAAGCGGCTTCGCGAAAAGCTGAGCGAGCGTTCAGTGTCGAAGGTGGACGGTCAGAACCGACCGGGCTAGCGTTCGGACCCCCCCCTACAGGAGGATCTCATGTCCCGGATCGCATCGGCGGCGATTGGCGTCGCCCTGGTTCTGTTGGTCATCGGCATCGGCAGCGCGCAGGACAGTTCGCTGACCCCAGCTCTTGCGCTTGCTCGGCTCTGCGTGTCCGAGGCTGGGTGGGGCTGCTTCGACACCGAGGATGGGATGGGCATCCACGAGGTGCTGCTTCGTGGGAGCGATCGGCAGTCCATCCGCTACACGTCCTTCGCGCGCGCCTACGCGCGACGCCTGTTCGGCGCGAGGCCGCACGACGTGGCGCGGTTGCGGTGGGTCGGCGAGCTGAACGAGGCGGGGACGGCTCCGCCATCGTGGCCGACGGTGGTGACCCGGAGGGTGCGCGGAGAGGTGAGGGTGGAGGAGCACGCCCCGTGGGCCGCGTACAGAGAGCGCTGGCTGGCGGTGCTCGAACGGGCTCGGGTCGTCGTCGAGACCATGACGCTGGACAACATCGACGAGTGGGGCGTCTGCGACATGCGTGTCCACGACTGGGGCGGGTGGATGGATCGCGATCGCGCTGCCCGAATCGGCCTCGTTCCGGTGAGGTGCGGCACGACGGACGAGGGGACCAGCAACGACTTCTACTGTCGCCCCTCGGTGGACCCGGAGTGCATGGAGATCGATCCGGACTGATCAGAAGGCCGGTTCGGACGAGAGGAGCGCCTGGAGGTCCTCGACGCTCTCGCAGAGAGGGAGCGACGCGAACGCGGGCCGCGAGCCACCCTTGGGCGGAAGCGAGCCGCTGGCCTGGCCGCGCGAGTTCTTCCTGGTCTGCGTCAGCAGCTTGACCGTGTTCCGGTAGGCTTCGGTGCCTCGCGACGGGTAGGCCACGCCGCCGATCAGCGGGGCGCCGTCGGTCTTCCGGAAGAAGATCAGGTCGGGGTTGCGGGTGGCGTGACCGACCGTCCAGTGGGCCAGGACGCTGCACCCGGGGACGTTGTCCCGCAGGTAGTCCGCGAACGAGTTGTCGCCGGTCCCAGGGCTCGACGCGGACGACGCGGGCTCGTCGCCGGCCGAGCAGGCGAAGAGGGCGATCGTACGCGGCTGGGCGATGGTCCGCAGCGACGCGATCAGGGAGGCGAGGTTCTCCTTGTCGCGCCCGCGCTGCTTCCGGATACGGAAGCCGAGCTGGATGCCCGCGTCCCAGCCGTGGCAGAGCATGATGATGCGGTCCCACCTGCCGCGCTGGATGGCGGCGATCGACGACCGCGCCGCCTGCTCGTAGCCGCGCTGCTTGTCTGCCGAGTCGATCGTCAGCGATCGCGGGTCCACGACCGGCACCTCGATGCGCTCGACCGCGACGGTCGCGCCGCCGGATTCGTAGACGCGCTTCAACGCGTTCGCCTCGGGCAGGAAGACGTGCGTGAAGTCCTTCTTGGGCGGGGAATCGCGGTCGGGGAGCAGGATCAGGATCTTCTGCGGGCCGAGGGTCGGTTCGGGCATGGCGTGCCTCCTTGGATGCGCGCTATCATAGCGTCGGATGCTCTTCATCGACGAGAAGGATCGGCTCATTCCCATCGACAAGCGGACGGGGATGAAGTGTCAGAGGTGCGGGGAGCGGCTGGCGAGCTGGACGGCCAAGCCGACGGATGGCGACCAGGACATCCCGATGTGTGCCTGGTGCGTGCTCTACGGAGGCTCCGAGTGGGGCCACAAGCTCCGGAACGAGGTGCTGGCCGCGGGAGTGCGCATCCGGCAGTCGGCGCTGGAGTCCAGGAACCCGAAGAAGCACGTCCCCGAGCTGGACGAGCGCCATCGGCTCACGCCGGAGGACGCGGAGAAGCTCATGCTCGGCGTGGGGTACACGTCGGCGCATCTGCGCAGGGGGCTCATGGGCAACATCCTCCATGCGGCCATCAGGGACGAGGGTGGCTGACCGGCCGAGGTGGCCGCGGGTGGGGCAGAGGGTGAGGACCCGCCACGGCAAGATCGGCGATGTGGTCGTCGTGCTTCGAGGGGTCGAAGCACTGCGACCGAAGACCGAGGTCCAGATCTTGGAGCTGGGCCCCTCCATGATGGCATCGCTCGGGACGAACTGGATGAACCTCTACTACGAGGCGACCATCCAGTTGCCGAGCATGGAGATGGTCGTCACGCCGAGGGATGTAGAAGAGATCCTTGAAGGCGATTGACCAACGCTTAGCGATAGGCTAAGAAGCGGTTGTGAACAGGCGAAGCACCGTCAACGCTCAGAAGGTCGCCAAGACCAAGCCGCTGGAGACGGAGGCCGAGCGAAAGGCGAGGGCTGCCAAGAAGGCGGCGAACAGCCCGGCCAAGGCGCTGGAGGACAGGTGGCGAGAGATCGTGGGGGAGCGCCACGGGCGCGTCCCTGGGATCAAGTGGGGGCCGCCGGAGCGCGAGTTGGCGAAGAAGCTGTTCGCGAAGGATGGCCATGGCGGCGAGGAGATGTCCTTCGAGGACGCCGTGAGCCTCGTCCGGCGCTTCGTCAACGTCTGGTGCCCAGCGCGCGACAAGTTCCCGAGCTTCAAGCTCTTCTGGACCGTGCGCGGTCAGCTCAACGCCGAGATGACCGGTGCCGTCAAGGAGCAGGAGACCAGGAAGGATCGCATCGACGCCATGGAGTACAAGGCGGACGAGGCGAAGAAGTTCCCGAAGCTCGGTTGGTGACGGGCGATGGGTACCGTAGAATCAGAGGGATTCGCATACGTGAAGATGCGTCTGCAAGGACATAGGACGAAGCTGACCGAGGATCACCTGGCGTGGATGAGGATCCCGCGCCGGTTCTGGGTTGCTTCGTTCGACGGCATCCAGGATGTCGTGGTTCGGCAGGCCACGCACAACTACATCAAGGACATCGACGGCTTCCTCGACCGGGGAGAGGGCTTGCTGTACTGGGGCCCGAACGGGACGGGCAAGACCTGCGCGGCGGTGGTCATCGCCAAGGAGGCGAGGCGCCTCGGCGCCAGCGTGCTGTTCATCACGGCCGAGTCGCTCCGTCAGGCCAGCCTCGACAAGGAGAAGTTCGACGGCGACTTGCTGGTCACGGACAGGGCGCAGCAGGTCGATCTGCTGGTCATCGACGACCTCGGCAAGGAGCACTCGGACAAGCGGGCCGGTTCCGGATGGTCGGAGCGCCTGATCGAGAATCTGCTCAGGGTCCGCGCCTCGGACTGCAAGTCCACCGTCATCACCACAAACGCCAGCCGCAGCGACATGGAGAGTCGGTACTCCGCGTCCATGCTGGAGGTCCTCAAGGAGACGTGCTTCCCGGTCCACATGGAGGGCGACTCGCTCCGGGACCAGGCGAGCGCGCTCCTACGCACCCGTCTCGCCGCGGGGTAAAGTAGCCGTCCCTCAGCCAGGGTTCGCCGCTCCGCCAGGGCGGCAGAAGAGGTCTTGTCTCTCGTGGATCTGGACGCAACTACGCTGTGGATCGCAACGCGGTCGCCCGACGCGTTCAAGCGCGTGCGCGACATGGGCGTAGACGCCGATCTCATGGTGGGATCGGGCAAGGCCGCCTGGAAGTTCGTCACCGAATACTGGGCGGCCCACGGCGAGATCCCGGGCGTCACCATCATCGCCGAGAACACGGGCGCGGCGATCCGTCCTCCGGAAGAGGGCGAGGAGGTTGCGCTCGGGTACCTGGTCGAGAGGCTCCACGAGAGGGCCATCCACCGGGCGCTCAAGTACGGGCTGGTCAAGAGCCTCGAAGCGCTGGAGCAGGACAAGCAGGACGACGCGGTCACCGAGGTGATCAAGCTCTCCGACCACCTGCGGAAGCGGCGCATCGCGCAGGTCCAGCTCCGAACGCTCGGCCAGATCGCGCCCGAGGTCTACGAGCTGTACCAGCGCACGAAGAAGGGCGAGATCGGCATCCCGTTCCCGTGGCCGACGATGACCCAGATGACGATGGGTCTCTGGCCGGGGACGCTCACGTTCTTCGTGGCGCGTCCCGGCGTCGGCAAGACCTGGACGGCCGTCATCATGGCGCTGCACGCGTGGAGCGCGGGCAAGAAGGTCCTGATCGTCAGCCCCGAGCTGTCGAGGGTGGAGCTGGGCGAACGCCTCGTCTCGAAGTACGGCAAGTTCGCCTACACCGACATGGTCAGCGCCACGCTGGGCGTCATGGGTGAGGCGGCGCTCAAGCGTCAGGTCGAGGAGCTGGAGCGCATCGGCGAGAACTTCTTCGTGCTCGACGACGAGGATCACATCGGTCCGGAGTCGATCGAGCAGGCCATCGAGGTGGTCGAGCCCGACATCGTGTTCGTGGACAGCATCTACATGATGCGCGTCGCCGACGGGAAGGTGAAGAAGGGGGCCGGGTCGAAGGGCGGCAGGTACGACCGGATTCTGGAGACCATCGACTGGCTCCGTGGCACGTCGCGCCGATACCACGTTCCGGTCGTCGGCATCTCGCAGCTCTCACGCGACGCGAAGATGAAGAAGGAGAGCGCCGACCAGATCAAGCGCGGCAAGGGCACCGGCGGTCTGGAGGACGCGGTCGCGATGACCGACACGCTCTTCATGGACGCCCACAACCTGTTCGCGCTCTTCCAGGACCAGGACCTCATGCTCGACAAGCAGCTCATCTACGTCCCCCTCAAGGTGCGACGGAGCGCGATGCGGTCCCACGTGGTCATCAAGTGGGACATGACGGAGATGGACTTCTCCGAGATCGGGACCTTCGTGCCCAACTCGTCTGGCGGTTCCGCCGGGAGCGGCTACGAGGACAAGGACTACGAGACCGCTTTCTGAGGACTCATGGACCAGCTCAACGTCACCACCATCATCGGGCTCATCGGCGTCACCCTCGTGATCGCGGTCGGCAAGATCTTCGAGCCTTCGCGCGAGTGGCTCAAGGGATTCTCGCACCCGTGGAACCCGCTCCGCGTCCTGGGCGAGGGGATGAGCTGCACGATGTGCGCTGGCTGGTGGGTCGGGTTCTGGTGGGGGCTCTACGCCGGGCATCCGCTGGGGATGAGCATCGTGGACGGCGGCGTGGTGAGCGTGCTCTCCTACCTGTCCGACGAGCTGCTGGCCATCGTAGCAGCCGTGAGCATCCGACTCGTGCGAAGGGCACCTCAGATCCCTCAGGCGCCAGCTCCCATGCCTCGTGCGCCGAGAGTGCCCGACCAGGAGCAGGCGATCTCCGAGGATGACGCTGACCGGATCCTCGACGACGAGAACGAGCGAGCCGACGAGAGCGGACCTGGATGAAGAAGCCGACCTTCCGCCTCTTGGTCCTCACGGTGCTGCGCCGCCTGTTGCGGCGTGACATGGACATGGAGGACGAGGTGGACGTGGAGCTGGCGCGTCAGCTCGACGAGGCGATAGAGCAGGAGCAGCAGGAGCAGAAGGAGAGCCCATGAGCATCGACGCAGGCAAGAAGGTCCCCGAGTGGCCCTGGAGGCCCATCCTCGACTACATCTTCGTGGCCGACTACGGCCAGCCGGATCGGTCCGAGGGAGGGCTGTACCTCGGCGACTTCGACTTCGGCGGGTACAAGTTCGACACCTGGCGCTACGGCGAGGTGATCGCCATCGGCCCAGGTAGGCCGGGGAAGCACGGCGTCATCAAGGCGATGCCGGACATCAAGCTCGGGGACGTGGTCATGTTCTCGCGGAAGCACGGGACCCGTCTTCCGGGAGAGATCAGGTACGTCCACCCGACGATCCCGAGCAAGGATGGGCTGCTGGTCCGCGTGCTCGACCCGATGAAGACGGTGGCCGTGATCGAGGGGTTCAAGCCATGGTGGAACGTGGCGGACCGCCAGCTCGATCCGGGCATCCACTTCTCGGGCTGATCATGATCAGCGCCGAGACGCTCGCGACGATCGCCAGGGACCTGGGTGCCAGAGAGGTTCGCGAGAAGGCCGGCAAGGTGACCTGCTCCTGCCTGCTCGCGAGGTGGACCCACTACAGCGGCTCCGACTCGAAGCCGTCGATGGTCATCTTCCCGTCCGGCCAACACGGGGAGCCCATCTACAAGTGCATGGGGTGCCACGAGGAAGGGTCGCTGCGCGACCTGGTCATGGAACTGTGGGCCGCCACCAGGACCAACTACATGCACTGGGTGATGGCCATCGACGGCGAGTCGGGGCCGCCGCCGAAGCTGTCGGCGCGCGGATACTCCGTGCCGGACGACCCTGGCTTCATCCGGAGGGCGCCGCACATCGAGAACCTCCAGCAGAAGAAGTTCCACGACGGGCGACCGTTCTTCGACCACAAGTCCATCGCCGAGGCGGAGCAGGCGCCGGAGATTCCGGACAGCGTGTACGCACCGTACCGAGGCAGCATCCCGAGGTACGCCATCCAGCGCGGGCTCTCGGTCGAGACGTGCCGGGAGTGGGACCTCGGGCACGACAAGGAGGGCAAGAGGCTCCTCTTCCCGATCAGGGATCGCAGCAACCGCCTGGTCGCCATCTCCGGGCGCCTGTACGCCACGGAGTGCCTGCGGTGCGGCGGGCCGGTGGCTCGCGGAAGGAAGGGTCCGGACGGCAAGCGCATCCGCGACGCCTGCACCAGGTGCGGCCTGAACGAGCCGCCGAAGTACCTGCACACCGACGGCTTCAAGCGGAACCTCGTGCTCTACGGGGAGCATCGGAAGCAGGACAACGTGGACGGCAACGTCTTCCTGGTCGAAGGCCACCTCGACATGATCATGCTCTGGCAGCACGGGTACAGGCCGGTCGTCGCCATGCTCGGCAGCGCTCCGGGCCGCTGTCAGATCGAGAAGCTGATCGCCTACTGGGGTCGCCAGATCACCGTCATCCCGGACGGCGACAAGGCCGGCGAGGACATGGTCGTCAAGGTCAAGCAGCTCGTGGCCGACAGGGTCAAGGTCGAGCGCCGGAAGCTGCCGGACAAGGCCGACGCGGCGTCAGTCCTGCTGTCGCTCCAGCGTCGGGAGATCACCGAGGAGTCGGTTCGAGGGTACCTCGGCGAGCCCACCGCCGCGGCTTGACTCTCGCTAGCTTATCGCTTAGGATGCCATTTCACACGTTCGCACTGTCGAACACGGAAAACGCAGACACGAGAAAGAGAGAAACCACATGAGCTGGTTCAAGACCGGTTGGGGTGACGTGAACGAGGAGGGCTCCAAGAGCCCGTTCGAGAGCAAGGGCCCCAGGCGCTTCTGGCTTCCGCCCGAGAAGTCGGCGCGCCTCCTGTTCCTGGACGACGACCCGACGGGCGCCTGGGAGCACGGGTTCAATATGAACGGGAAGTGGGGGCACCACGAGTTCTGCCTGACGAAGAACAAGCTCGGCGAGCGGTGTCCCATCTGCGACTCGGGCGACAAGATGTGGCCCTACTTCATCGGGTTCTTCACGGTGATCAACCTGACGCCGTGGTTCACGAAGAAGGACAACAAGGAGATCTGCCTGACGCGCGAGGTCTTCGGTGCGCGCATGGGCAGCAAGGAGAAGCCCGGCATCCTCAAGAAGATCGAGCGCATGAAGGCGTCCGAGGGGCGCCTCAAGGGCTGCATCTACGAGGCGTACCGCTCGGGCAAGAAGACCGAGTCGGTGGGCGACGAGTTCAAGCTCGTCGAGAAGATCGACATCTCGGAGATCGAGAAGTACGGGCGCGCCGAGGTCGAGAAGTACGCCAAGCGCATCAACGAGAAGGTCGCGGCCAAGGACGCCGTGTCCGTCGAGAAGCTGCTGGAGCGCAACCCCTGGCGCCCCATCAACTTCGAGAAGCTCTTCGAGACCGACTGGAAGCCGCGGCTCCTCGCCGAGCTGGACCGGCTCTTCGCGCGCGGAGGCGCGGCGTCGGGCGGCGGCGACGGCTCGGGTGACAGCGCCGGTGGCGGAGGCGACTCGGGCGACGACGACATCCCGTACTGATCTGCACGAGCAGCAGGGCGAGGGGGCGTCTCTCCGCTGAGGGGGGGCGCCCCCTCTTTCATGATGGACGAGCCAGGAGGCGTCGTGCGGGTACGTGTGTCAGGAATGGTGTGGCTGCCCAAGTCGGGCCTCGGAGACAGCGTGCCGGCCGTCAAGCGGTCGCTGGTCATCACGCCGAGGAAGCCGTCGTACGGCGACGACGATGGTCCGCCGTCGCCGATCCAGTGCTGGGCGGAGACCATCGACGAGATCGGCGTGCCGAGGTCGTACTTCTTCGACGCGGCCGACCAGCAGCACCAGATCGACTGGTCGCTGAGCGACGGGCGACCGGTGAAGGTCACGAGCCTGTTGCGTCAGGAGGGGCCCTACGCTGAGCAGGCGCAGGCAATCGAAGCGGTCGTCGGGCGCTTCCGGTCCTTCGACGGGACGCAGGCCACCGGCGACAGGCTCACGGGGATCCTCCGCGGGAAGACCGGGTTTGGAAAGACGAACACGGCGTTGGCCATCATCCATCGGATGGAGGTCACCACCGTGGTGGTCGTCCACAAGGAGTTCCTCTTCACCCAGTGGCAGAAGCGCATCGCGAAGTTCTTGCCGGACGCGAAGGTGGGGATCTGTCGCGGCACGAAGTGCGACTTCGAGGGCAAGGACATCGTCATCGCGATGGCGCAGTCCCTCGCCAGGGAAGACCCCGATGCGCCGGACAGGTACCCCGAGGAGTTCTACCGGCACTTCGGGATGCTGATCGTGGACGAGGTTCATCGCGTGGGCGCTCCCACGTGGTCGCCCATCCCGACGATGTTCCCCGCCAAGTACAGGCTCGGGCTCACGGCGACGCCCAGGCGCAAGGACGGCGCGGACAAGGTCTTCTGGTGGCACCTGGGCGAGATCGTGTTCACGGCCCAGACCGAGACGCCCAAGCCGGACGTGAGGATGGCGAGCCGGAACACGAGCGGTCCCCGCGCGCTGCACTCGCAGCAAGCGCCGCGCGGGCTCGTCATGAAGCTGCTCTACCAGAACGAGGAGCGGAACGACTTCATCGTGTCGGAGCTGGTGAAGGCGGTGCAGTCGCCGGCCAAGCGGAAGGTCCTCGTGCTCTCGCACTTCCTCGACCACCTCCGCGAGCTGGAGTCCAGGTTCAGGGGTAGGATGGTCGATCTCGGAGACCCGGACATCACGACCAGCTTCTACGTCGGCGAGTGGTTCAGCAGCGAATCGACCCTCTCCCTGCTCAAGCGCAAGCCTCCGCTCGACGGCGATCGTGAACGAGCGATCGACGCGCTGTTCCGGCATTTCCGGCGGAGATACTTCGAGCTGGGAGACCCGGCCGACGACACCGTGGACGAGACGGTGATGCGCATCGCGGCGAGGAAGTCGGATCGCCCGTGGCGGTGCGCCGAGACCTACGACGACAAGCGCTACGTGGCGCTCTACAAGCACGGGTTCAGGCCACGCTGCCTGGACGAGCTGGACGACAAGGGCCTCATCGCGATGGCGAGGGACTACGGCGTCGCCCAGGAGAAGCCGAAGGAGAAGAAGCGCACGCTCACCGAGGAGGAGTTGCACGAGGCGGAGCGAGCGAGGGCCATCTTCGCCTGCGTCACGGACGACGTGGAGTGCCTGACCTTGGAGGGGTGGAAGCGACGAACCGAACTGCGGGTCGGTGAGCAGATCGCGTCCTACAACACGGACCGAGGCGTCATCGAATATGTCCCGCTGGAAGAGGTCAGGGACTACGACTTCGACGGCGATTTGGCCTACATCGATCGAAGACGAATCGCTGTCGGGATGACGTGGAACCACCGCAACGTCGTCGAGCGCGTGTCGCGCTCGGGCGGCATGACACGCCGAGATGAGACCATCGTCGAAGCGAGGAAGCTGACCTCGCACGACAAGATCCGCGTCATGGCTCCGGTGGACTACCCCGTCGGCAAACCGATCGGCGAGGTGTTGGCCGAGTTGGTTGGTTGGGTCATCGCTGAGGGCGCCTTCGTCAAGGACAGATGGGGCGGTGTCGTCATCTACCAGAACGAAGGCGAGAGGGCGAAACGCATCGACGGCTTGCTCGCCCAGCTAGGCATCCATCATCGGAGGTCTGAGTATCGACCCGGACAGGTTAGCTGGCACATCGGCGAGGAAGCCGCGGCGACAATCAAAGCCGTGTGCCCGGACAAGCGCCTGACGGCAGAGCTGGTTGCTCTTCCAGTCGAGGAACTGAGGGCTCTTTTTTCTGGTCTGGTTGACGGCGACGGCCACCGGAGGCGCGACGGTCGCATCACTTTCATCCAGAAAGATCCTGTGACCGTGGACTGGTTCACGGTCCTGGCCATGCGCCTCGGGTACACGCCACTGGTCTCGCCCAAGAACGGCAGGATGTGGGCGGTGTACCTGACCGAGGTAACGCACGTCGGTCTTCACGACCGCGAGTTTCGCGTGAAGCCGATGCGATACACCG